CTCGGTCTCTGATTTTGCCTCGCCTTAGTGCTTCGCGAGAATCGATTTCGCGCTCGCGACGCTGTTCGCGGTGTTCTTCCGCTGCCAGGCCGAGTTGCGAGGCGACCATCGCCAGCCGGATGATTTGAGCGACCTGCGGACGTCTGCGTCGGGCTTGCCGTCGAAGAAGATGCGGACGCGATCGTCGTCGTGATCACGCTCGACCGAATGCCCTGCGACCTCGTGAACGGTCTCGGTGCCGGTCGGTGCGTTCTTCTGTGCTTCGACGCGGTTGCGGGCGTGCTCGGCGAACTTCCAGATTTTGTGACGCTTCGTGAAGACGGGTTTCTTGAGGTGCTCGGTCTGCAGCTTGTCGAGCGTGTCGAGCGCGTTCTGCACAACTTCCGGGCTCGCATCGCGAACGGCCGTCGAAAACCTGCCGACAAAATTCTGCTTGAACAACGCAGGATCGGAGCCCCGCATCTCGCCGGCCTCGAACGCCTTCATCGTGCCGATCATCCGCTCGATCTGGCCGTGTATCTCGTTGTGCGACTCTTCCGCGAGCTGCTCGGACGTCATCGCGTTGCGGATGTTGCGACGCATCGCCGCCTGAGCTTTCTTCGAGTAGTCCAGTAGCTCATCGAGGCGTCGTCGCTCGGTGTCGAATCGTTTCTGATTCCGACGCGTCGGGAAGTTGCTCGGTCCGGTGACCATTGGTGACAGCGTGCGGCTCTTCGCGTCGAGGTGCGCGTTCAGTTTCTTGAGGTAGCCCTCCTGGAACCGTGAGAACTCGCTATCGAGGACCATCTGCTGCTCGGGCGACTTCGCCATCTTGCTGACGTCATCCCAGACGGAATCCATGAACTGCTTGTATTGCTGCTGTTCCTGCTTTGCCCGTTCATCGGGCACCATCGAAATGCCAGCGTAGGCCGCGGCTGCTCGCTTGTAGTCGACGTCGCTCTCGGAGATCGTCGGCCGCTTCGGGCTCTCGGTCTCCGGTTCCGCTTCGCCGCCGTTCGCTCGCTCCCATTTCGCATCCGCCTGCGTACCGAACGTACTCACGCCGCTGTCGATCGCGTCGCGGATATCGGCCTCATGCTGCTCGACGGTCTTCTTGCCAGTCCGGGCTCGTTTCTCGGCCAGCTCACCGATCAGGCGATCGCGGTGCTGCTCTTTGGTCTCACCGGCCGCCTCGTCGCTTCCGGCCTGCAGGTCGGGATAATCCGCCAGAACCTCGGCCGGCACGTCCTTGCCGCGCTTCAAAGCATCCTCGACGAGCTTGCGGTGCTTCGCTTCCGGCATCCCCGTGACGCGCTTGACGGCGTCTCTCGGTCGCTGCCAGAGCTTCTTGCCCTCACGTTCCTCGGCCTTGCTGATCTTCTTGTCGAGCTCGCTTGTGTCCGGTGGTGCCGGTCGCGTTGAGCCTGTGCTCATCGCGTTGTCCCAGATATGCCGGTCGCTGATCTTCTTTCGCTCGGCCTGCAGGTCCGCCAGGCTCGGCTCGTCGTCGGCCGGCTCGCCGACCATTTCGACCTGCTGCGGGTTGGTGTCAGGCTCGAACAACGCGTCGGCCGCGTCAGACATATCCTGCCACGGTTCGCGTTCGTCGCTGTCGGTCGCTGCCTCAGTCTTCGGTGCCGCCTTGAAACTCTGCGGTTCGAGCCACTCGTAAGATTTGCCGTCGTCGTCCTCGGCGTCCCAGACCTCGCCCATGTCGTCGACGGTCTTATTCGTCAGCGTCAGCACTGTTCCGGCCGGCGGAGCTCCGTGTCCCATGTCGTCGTCATATGGAGGCGACCAGAGCACCCGATGCCCTTCCCGCAGGTCGGCCAGGTTGAGCTCGCCGCCGTCGCTCTTCTTCGCTTCCTGCTTTGCCTTCCGTTCCGCGATCCGCTGCTGCCGGTTCTTCTCCCAGTCCGGATCCGTCGTGTCGATCGTCTGGCCGCGGCCCTCTTCGACGTCCCTGATCGCGCTCGCGCCGACGCCATCGTCATAGAACGACTCGAGAGCCTTGCGATTCTCTGGGCTCGCAGCCCGCTCGGCCGGCGTCTGCTTCTCGCGGTCATCAGCAGCGTTTTTCGACCGCTGTGCCAGCCAACTATGTACTTCGTTTTTCTTCAGGAACGCGTATTCCTCATCCGGATCGTCGGCCGACGTGTCAAACACGACATAGTTCTTTGAGTCTTTGCGACCATTCGCCGCAACAGCCACGAACTGTGATCCCGGCACCTGCAGCGCAGGCGTTCCCTCATGCTCGGTCCATTCGGGTTGATGTGCGTCCCACTTGCTGCTGTCGTTCTTCTCGTGCCACTCGTCCCGTTGCTTGTTCTCACGTTCCTGGCGGCGTTTGGCACCTGGTGCCATCTTTTCGATCGATTCCGCGTCCCGATCCTTCGGCTTGCTCTTCTTCTTCGGCTTCTTCTCGTCGCCCTTGCCGAAATCGTTGAGGTTCTTGATGCCCTTCTCAGCGAGAGCGGCCGGCCCCTTCACAATGTCGCCGTCGCCGTTGATCTGGACGTGAGCCCCACCGCTGCCGTCCTCGCCTTTCAGCGTGATCCAGCGGAGTTTGCCCTGCGTCTTTTTCGACGCGCGTTCTTCGCCGCTGAACAGATCGCGTTGGCCCGGAGCGTCCTTACGCTTGCGGGCGTACTGCTCGACGTTGGCGGCTGCCGCCGCGTTGATCATTGCGGTGATCGGGTGCATGTCGTCATCCGTGAGAAATTAAGTCTGGCACGACAGAGACACGGCCCTTACGTGACCGGCTGGATTTCGGCGTCGCTCATCGTGCCACTACCGAGCACCATCTTGATCCACGGGAACGCCGCACACTCATCCGGAACCGGGAACCAGCCTTCTGCCGCGGCCGTCAGGCTGACGTTCTCGAACGCCGTCCAGTCCGTATCAGCGGACGTGCGACGGTTCAGAACCGTGTAGTCGCCGCCCTCTGATGTTGCTCCGTAGAACGTGATCGTCGCAGCCGCCGACAAGTAGACCATGCCGGTGATTCCGCTGTACGGGATCGCCTCGGTCGTTCCTTCTGCTGCTGTCAGTGCCAGGGCTCCCGTGCCCCGTTTGTCTCGAGAGATTACTCCCATTGGTTCTATCCTTTTCTGCTGTCGCAGGAACAAAGCATTCTGAGCATTCGCCGCCGCCGGGCGTTCGGATCAGTGCCGCCACCGCCGCCACCGCCTCCAGCCGCGCCGTATGTGACTTCAAGGTATGGATCGTTCGCGCTCTCGGCGGTATAGACCGACGTGTTCTGCGAACCACCCGGTCCTGATGTTGAGCCGATGTAGTCCAGATTTGACCGGCAGCAGAATTTCACGATCCCTGAACCGTCGACGGCTGTTTGCAGGTGCGTGATGCCCGTGATATTCAGCGCAACCGGCGTGTCGTCGAGCTGAAACGCATCCGTCAGATCAGTGTCGTGATCGTTGAACGTGTTCTGATAGTCCGTCGTCGTGTGCCCCGTGTTGCTGGCGGTCGTCGCGCCGGTCAGCCTTACGTCGCGGTTGTATCCCCCCGTTCGGACGCAGTGCCAGTTTGCACTTTCGACCGATTGACCAGACAACGATGACACGTCGAAGAGTGTGATAAAGCGGTGATTTGTGATGGTGCTGGTGTCGTAGGTAATCCCCGCCGTGGTCTGGTGCGATGCGCTGTACGTGGAACTGCCGTTTGCCGCGATCACGGTGGCCCAATCGCCGTTTCGAGCGCCCACGTGACCGTCCCACGTCGTGGTCTCTGAGTGCGGGTCCGGGTAGAACGTTTGCACGTCATCACTGATTAGCAACGAACCCTCCGCCGCTGCTGCGTCTACCAGCGCGGCCGGGATTGTCTTCGTGAGCCTAATCGTATCCGGATCAACGATCGTGGCAGTGACGGTCGCGGACTGCGTCACCAGCGTGCCGTCTGCTTTCCAATACCAGACCTGCGGAGCCTTAAACCCGCTGCCTCGCTGCTGGTCGAGCTGTCCGTCGAAGTAATGGACGGCAGCCCCTGCTGTCGGTATCTGGATCGTGTTGTCGATCGCCGACGCCCAGAGAGACCCGTCTGGCATCTTCGCGCGTTCGCTGCCGATCCATACCTGCGCTTTCGAGCATGTAATCAGCCAGCTGGCCTGTAGCGGTTGCCCGATGTGCCTGGACTCCAGCCTAGCCGGATCGATGACTGCTTCCCGCGTTGCCCGCGGGGCTCGCCCATGCCAGACCGTGTATCTCAACGAGAGCCCTGGCCCCCAGGCGTCATCATACCAGACCTGCGAGGGTTGACTGTCGTCAATGCGGCCCGCGACGGCTCCGATCCCTTCTGGCGTAATCTCAAGGACCATCGCCGGGCTGGTGATCAACGACCGATTGAACACGTCCCAGCGGTTATTGATCTCGAGAACGGCCGTCTCATTGGCGAACTGCGGAACGTGAAACCGGAACGGTCCGGAATCGCTGACGAACGCGGAACCGTCGTTGCGGAATGCCGCGTTGATGGCATCCCAGCTGCCGCCGTCGTTGCGGTATCCGATCCACTTGCCGTGTACCTGGGCGCGATTGCCAGACTTCCACGTATTGAATGCAACAGGTCTCACGACAGTCCCTCGGCAAACGGCAGCGATAGATCGCCGTTGGTCATCCAGTCAATCAGCTGCTTCCAGGTTGCCGGCGTCACGGTGCCCACTTTCCAGCCGGCCGTAAACGCGTCGCGGTACGCCTTGCGGGCTTCCGCCTCGGTGTGGAACCCGGTCATCACCTTATGCTCGTCAAATCGCCCGTTGTCCTGGTTGATCTGATCGACGACGTACACCAGATCGCAGGCGGGATCCGGCCCGATGAAGACGTCGAGCTGGTCGCCGTCGTTGCCCTCGGTGCGTCGCAGGTAGCCGTAATGCGCCGGCATCGTCACGGACCACTCTTTGCCGTTCGCGTCGGTGCCGCTGCGTGTCGAGCCCTTCGGATTCTCGATCGTGACCTGCAGGCCGTGATTCCAGAATTTGCCCTTCCGGTAGTTCCCGCTTTTTGCCTGCGCCTCGGTCGGGCTCGTGTCGGTCACGGCCGCGGCTTCACGGCAGGCCGTCGCGACGTCTCGCGCGTAGTGCTCGCTGTCCTGATCGGCGTCGCCGTCCAGGTCGAGCGAAACACTCTCGTCATACGTCTGAATGATCGCAGCCCGGAGCTCATCCAGAACGCCGCGATGCCGCAGCTCGCGATAGACCTCATTCTCGACGGACGTCTCGCCGTCCTCAGCAATGCCCTCGCGTCGCTTCGCCTGAAGCCGCTGCAGGAGCGTCTTCAGCTGCTCGTGATTCCGTCGTTGAATACAGAGCTCGATGCAGCGTTCCGCGACGTCGGCCTTGTAATCGACGACAGCCGCGTCAGCTTCGCCGTCGTCGTCGTCCTCGGATTCTTGAACCCATTCCTCGGATACGAGGCTGTACCTCGCTCCGGGCGTGCCGCCGCCGTCCTCGAGCTCGACGAACAACTCGACCTGATGGCCACCGATTCGAACGTCGTGCTTCAGGTTCCAGAGTGCTCCGTGATCGTAGAGATACTCGTCGAGAAACTCGCGATCGATGCCCTCGATCTCCGGATCAACGACGAGGTGAACGTCGATGTCGCTCTGCTCGGTGAACCGGTCCGGATTCGCTGCGCTGCCGGCAATCACGATATCGGTGACCTGATCGCGATCGATCGCCAGCGTGCCGGCAAAGTCTTCCGCGATCTTCCGGAGCTTCTCGACGACTTCGGGAGCCGTGACGTCGAAATCACCGCGTTCGGGCTCATCGTCGCGTTCGTACTTCTCGGGCTCGACGACAGCGCCAACTTTCGCGCCCATATCCGCCACTGCGGCCAGTGTTCGAGGATCCGGCATCGCACCACCGCCGGCCGTACCGTCGTCCATACCCGGCATTCCCTCGCCGCCGCCCTGCGGGCTCGGCAGAACGCGGTCGGTTTCCTTCGGGACACTCGCGCCGATCGAATCGAGAACGTCGCTCTCTTTGATCCGGGCACCCATCTCCCAGGCACCTTTGAACGCTCCGAGCTTGCTTTCCGGATTCGGGTCTTCCGTCTCGATGACAAACCGGCAGTGGATATCGGACGCCGCCGGGAAATTGAATTGCTTGACCGGCTCGACCAGTTCGTACGTCAGCGTTTCTTCAAGGTTCCGGGCGTCGTACGTGACGATCTGCATCAGAGTGTCGAGGTGCAGGTCAGCCAGGCCGGATCCCAGCCCGGTCGCGTCCGCTTCGCTCGTCAGCGTCTGACCTAAGATGTATCGCTTGATCCGGTGCCCGAAATACTCCTCGAGCAGGTTTTTGATGATCTCCGCACCGGCCATGCCGGGCTCAACGATGTGGACGTTGTAGAGCGGTGCGTCCTCACCCATCGGCTTCGGAAACAGAATGACGCCCTTATTTCCGCTGCCTCGCTGCAGGGCCGCCGTTTCGACGGCGTCTTTAGCCTCGGACGAACCCATCGGGTATTCCCAGACTTCGATGCCGGCTGCCGAGCGTTCCAGGTATTCGAGCAGGTAGGCCTTGCACTCCTGCTGCTGGAACCACTCCCAATAGATTCGCGATCGAATGCCGACGCCGTGAACTGAGCCAGCGTCGATTGGGTTTTCCCAGGGAGCATCCTCGATCTGGTGTCGATGGATTGCCAGCAATCGCCGTTGATAGTGCGGCAGGAAGTAAGCCATCCCGCGATCAGTCGCCGCGAGGTAGTTCTTGTCAATGTGGCTTGACGCCGCGAGAGCCCGGTTGATCAGGATTCCGACCGGGCCGAGATCGCGGTTGTACGTGCCGCTCAGCCAGCTTGGGTCATCGTGCTGGAAGACCAGCTTGTCGCCGTTGACCGGGCTCCAGCCATACCCCTCGGCCAGCGTTGGCGCGGTCGGCATGATGTAAGATTCGCCCTGAATCCGCTGCTTCGCCCAGCGGTGCTGAACGGCATACTTGCCATACCAGATCGCTTCGAGCAGGTTGCGACGGTACTCCGTGAAGCGTCGCATACGCTTCAGAATCATCGTCAGCTTCGTGCAGAGCTCTTTCTGCTCGGGGCTGTTCTCGTCTTCGGGCTCAATGTGCCAGTCGAGTAGGGCCGTGAGCCGCTGCCGGGCTTCAAGGCACTCCATGATGCCGACGTCGTTCCGCATGAAACGAGCGTTGTCGCGGCTGGCTTTGATCGCCTCGTCGCTGTCTCGGTAGACGCGGGCAATCGAGCCCAGGAGCGAGTTGAACGTCAGGACGTGCGGCAGAGGCTGCTTGCCGGCGTTCGGCAGGCCGCCACTGAGAAACGACGTATCGACGATATTCGCAGTCGTGCGATTGAGCTGCGTCGTGATCTGCTGATAGCTGTCGGGGATTCGTGGCGCCGCGCCGATCATGCGTCGATGTCGTTATCCGCCGCTCAGCTCGGTGGTTCCGATGCAGTGCGAGAAAGGCGACCCGGACAAAATAGAGCCGGGCCGCCCTGCGAGGTTACGCCAGTGGCATCTGGCAGTCGAACGAATTAGCAGATTGTTTGAGCGATTGTCGAATCGGCGTCAGCAGCTCGTCAGAGCGGCACGCTCTCCGCTCCATTCTTCGATCGCTTGGCTACTGTTGCCCTGTTGTGCCATTTTCTCGATCAGCTGCTGCGACAGGTTCAGACAACGACTCTTTACCCTGTCGAGCTCGGCCTTCACTTCTTCCAGTTCGGCGTTTGGATGCCCTTTCTGCAATTCTTCGTTTTGCTCCCGAAGCCAAGCGAGCTCCTCGTGCAATGGCTTCGTTTCCTGCTCGTGCAGTTCTGCTTGCATCTCGCGAGTGTTTTTGATGATTTCCACAACACTGGTGGCCCCACTAGGCCCATTTGCCAGATTTTCGGCCAGTTCGCCCGCCAGCTTTGCTAGATGATCAGTCCTCACGTCGATCATGCTCCACAAAGGCCCGTCACCTTTGTTGATGCGAATTAGCTGGTCCCGAATGTTGCTCAACTCCTCGAGTTTGTCCATCTGTACCGCCTGGCTCGCAACAACCCGCATCCCGGCCGCTCGTGCCTCAATCGCCACTTCCGCCATCCGCCGGGCAATCCCCTGCAGAGCCAGGACGCCCAGCCCTGTCAGGATGAGGTAGCCCCACTCTCTCGCTTCAACGTAATCCATCGATGTGCCCCTCGATGCTGTGCAGCCTATCGACCTCGATTCGGCAGGCCGCGGTTTGGAATGCCGCGCGACGCCAGAGCCTGCAGCTCCGGCTGATATCGCCCGACCAGTCGATCCGGCAAAGCTGACTGGAACGTCTGCGTTTCCCCTGTGCTCGGACTGCGTGCTCTCAGCTGCCGTCCGATGAAATACTCTTTCCGTCGATCGCCCTGACCGTAGGCCTTCGCTTCCCGCGGCACGTAGCCCTGAGCAATGCCAGCCAGCTTGTACCGGTAGCGATGCCCGCTGACGGTCCCGCGAACACGAATCCGATCCCAGACAAAAGAGCCTTTCGAACTCGCGGTTCGCATCGACTCGAAAACGTACGGATGCACGTTCTCATACTCGTACTGCGGGCCGGCCGTCTTACTCCTGCCGCCTCGTCGCCGGTCTTTCTGCAGGAATCGAATCTTGAGCGTGCCGTGCTGGCTCTGACCGTCCCAGTCGAAGCCGATCGAATGCACGTTCGACGATTCGACGTTGATCATTTCGCCGGTAATCAGCGGGTCGTCAGGCTGCACCCACATGGTGCGACCGCCGGCCGTCGCCGTGACTCGGTTATCCGGCCGAGTCTTCAGCGGATATGTATCCGGCTCGGCTGAACGGCCTCGATTCGGCTTCGCCGCCGGCTGACCCTTGAACAGCTCCGGTCGATGCTCACGCAGGAACGATTCCGCCAGGTCGAGTGCAATGTTGAGCTCGTCATCGCCGTCAGACGCCACGCCTCGACGCCCTCGGCCGCCGCCCTTGCCGCCTCCACCGCCACCGGTTGCCCGCTGGATCTTGGTGATCAGGTCGATGATCGGCTTCGCAGCCCCGACGCCACGCAGTAGGTGCGAAACGGCCTGACTCGTGTCCGTCAGGCTGCCGAGAACTTTGACGCCCTCGATGGCTCCGCGGAAAATCGACTTCGGCCGATTGCGACGGTTCAGAGCCTTCTGACCACCGCGGTAATGCGGGAACAGCGGCATTGGTCAGGCCTTTTTCTGGACGGAGATACCCATCGACTTGAGAGACGAGCGAGTCAGCCAGGCAATGACGAAACGATTCCGATTGACGTCCTCGCTCAGTTTGACGATCTCCTCGGACATAACCGGATCGAGCCGTGTAACGCCATCATCGCATTCGACAACGCGGCACACGACCGAAATCAGTTCGTTGCCCTTGTGGTCGAACGGCGTGTGAGACGGTAGGTCGCTCATCAGTACCTCCGGTCGCGCTGGCAACGCGGACAAATCTCATGCTTCGCGGCCTGCGGCTTCTTCAGACGCTTCCCGCAGCATTTGCAGGTCACTGGAATGACCGGACCGCCGGCCCATGGTTTGCCGAGTTGCTTCTTGATGATCATGCCCGGCCATCTAGCAAATCAGCCGAGCGATTGTCGAAGTTGCTCAGCGTCGACCTTCGCCGCGATCAAGCTGCATCGATTCGTGTCGCCGACGGATCCGGACGCTCGACGCCGAATGATCGTGCGACGTTCGCGTAATCGTCTCGCCGCGGCGTGCCGCTTCCGTGTAGACCAGATAGCGCAGCGCGTCGACGGCGTGGTCGTCCTTCTTCAGCGGCTTGGGCTTCGCGTCGCGAGGATTCGCCCCGGTGACGCTGCCTCGCTCCCAGCGATACGTGCGCATCTGCCGCACGAGGTTCGGGCACCGCTCTCGATGGATGTAGAGCCGACACTGGCCGCCGAGCGTCTTGTCCGGCTTCAGCATGTAACGAACGTGCTCGATGCCCTCGTAAACCGAGTTGTTCGCGGCCGTCATGTTCAGCGGTCGGCAGTCGGGCTTGTACTGCGTTAGCTTCGTCGCGAGCCGAATCCCGTCCGGGTTGCTCGGGTCAGCATAGGTCGTCCCGAACCAGGGTTCATTGTCGTTCCAGTCCCAGTCATCAGAAATGCGTGACACTTCCTCGAGGTGATCGGCCGTCGTCATCGTCTGATCGGTGCTGTAATACTCATCGAAGACGAACCACTGGCCGGCCTCGGTCTTGTACGCCCAGAGACAGCAGAACGCGTTTTCCGGGCCGGCTCCCCAGTCGATTGCGCGTCGGTATTCGACGTTCTCAGGGAAATCGATCACGTCGTCGCCGGGAGCGTGTACCTGCGAATTCCAGGTCTGGTAAATCTGCCCTTCGAACTGCCCGAACTGGCCACGGCAGCGGACCGGCTTCACCTCGTCGGGAAGCATCCCGAAAAACTCGTCAAACCACTCCTGTGACACCTGACCGGCATCGACGGCACACTCGGTGTTCGACCAGTAGACAGCCCAGCCAGGCGGCAGGTCGTCCTCGTCGATCATGTCCTGCAGCTCGATCGACAATGCGGGATCGACCGGCGTGAACTCGGCCAGCTTGCTGCCGGGGAATTCGTACTCGCGGGATCCGCGGAGCACTTCCTCGAGGATGCCCCAGGGGAACTGCTCGACGAACAGAAAGCCGCCGATTGCGCGGGCCTGCATCTGGCTCCGGCCCTGTCGGTAACTCTTGAACTCCAGCACCCAGTTCTTGCCAGGCCGGCCTTCCCACGGCTTCAGCGGCACGCGTTTCGGCCAGTTGTCTTTCGAGCTCATCCACGCGATGCGATCGAACTCAATTTCGCCGTGTGGACAGATCGAGCGGCCGTAGAGCTTCTCGGCCCAGCAGGCTTCCATGACCTGCTCGTAGCTCTCGGCAATGACCCAGAACGGAGTGTTCTCGCGCGGAGGCGGCTGCTCGTGCAGCACGAACTTCATCGCCTTGGCGAGCCCGAGCGTCGTCGTGCCGGCACCGTTTCCGCCCAGCATGAACGAGACGCCGCGGTGCTTCGAGTTGAAATATCCGGCCTGTTCGTCGCCCTTCTGCGGCTGATCAGGGCGAGGCTTGAACGTGCAGAACGCGTCATCGAGTGTCGAGACAACGCGGCCGGCTTCGTGCTCTGAATCGATCTCCGGACCGAGCAGCGGCATCCAGGCAGTCTTTGACTGCTATGCCCCGGCTCGGTGGTTCCGATGCCATGACGAACAAACAAAAAGGCCCGGCAGCCAGTGGAACACTGCCGGGCCTCGCGGACGATAAAAAAACGACTCGACAACCTCCGAGTTGAACGGAGAAGCGGGGTTATGAGCCCTCGCCGGCACCCTTGCTGTCAGCGTCGTCAGAAAACCCGTCCGCTGCTGGTGTTTCCGGGTAAATCGCACCGGGTCGCGGCTCGGTGCTCAGGTAGACCGTGAGTCCGTTTTCTTCGCGACCATAACGACCGTCGTCGGTCACGTAGTCCTTGCCATTGCTGGCGTAAATCTTGCCGTTTGATGCTAGCTCGCTTGGCTGCGCTTCGGCCTCTTCAGTGTCAGCAACAATCTCAGCCTGCCCGCCTTCCTGCAGGTCATCGTTGTCGTTATCCGTCGTTGCCTCGGCAACAACCTCGCCCGTATCGGCGTCGACGATTGCGTCTGTCTGTTCGTCCGGCATTGTCGTGCTCCTCGTGCTCAGAAGTGAAAGAAAAAGCCGGCCGCCCCTGTGTGCGGGAGGCGGCCGGCTTCAGCAAGCTACACGCCCGCTTAACCAGCTTCGCGGCTGATGTGCTGGCCGTAATAGGTGAGCGTTTTCGCCTCGGCAGCTCCGTCCGCTTCGACGCCGACATACGGGATCAGGTCCGTCGCGTCCGTCAGTGCTGTCGTCGTCGCGACCAGCGTGCCGTTGATGTAGAAACGGGCGATGCGATCGCTATCGATCGCGATGACCAGCTCGTAGCTGGTGCTCGCTGCCACCGCGACACCGGTATCAGTCGCAGTGTCCGTTCCGCCGATCGAGCTGACCGCCTGGAACTCACCGTCGTTGACGTCATCCTCATAGCGGAAGAAGACTTGATCGTCGTCCGTCGCTGTCGTTGGCGTGTTGGTCAGCTTCAGGCCGGCCCAGATGATGCAGTTATCGATCGCGGCGCCAGTCTCGATGCGACACTGCCAGGCGGTCTGCTTGTCGGTGCCCCAGGTGATCTGAGTCCATGCCGACTGATTCGCGTCGAGGTGCGGTAACAGGATGACGCTGTCACCATCAGCCCCGTCCGTTGTGAACGTGAGGCCGCCCTCAGCGTTGAACGTGACGTCGTCGCTCGACGCGTTTGTGCCGAGAATCTCGAAATCCGGATCCGCGATCATGCGGGTCGCTTCGGCCGCGTTCTGGATGTCGGCATTCAGGCCAGGCTTGCCGCGCTGTCCGGCGATGTGTGTCAGCTGGATGCGGCTGGGCACCAGTCGAGCCGGGGCATCCAGCACCGTCTCACGACCAGCCAGCAGGCCTCGCAGGTTTTTGTCATAGAACAGGGCGCCACTGCAGGCATTGCTTGGTCGGTGATCGCTGTCTCCCGCGATCTGACTGCCGTGCAGGCTGGGAATTGCCTCAACCATCGTTCATTGCTCCGTACGGGTGATCGGGATTCAGTCTGGAATCCGGTGTGTGAGGCGTGGGCTGTAGCAAATCAGCTGAGCGATTGTCGAATTCGCTTTTCAGGCCATCGCAGCCCTGATCTGCTCGACCTTCTGCTCCCAGTCCTTCGGCTGATGTTCGGTTAGCAGGTCGATCGCTTTCTGCATTGCTTGCAGTCGCGTCAGGCCTGCCACTCGCATGTAGCGGAGCGGATCGCTAGCCAGATTACTCTCGCTGCCGTGAGCGTCAGCCTGTGCTGCCTTCTCGGCTTCGAGGAGCTTGTCGACGATGTGCTTGAGTCTGGACATTTCGCTCCGTCAGTGAGCGCTGCGGACACGGCACGCGGAGTCGTTACGTTGCCTGCTTCTCGAAACCAATTCCTCGCATTCCTGCACGCTCTGCAGCTCGAGGTATCGCACCGCTCCCCGCAAATGGGTCGAGCAGGAGGCCACCCTCGACGGCAAATGGCCTGACTGCCCAGTCTGCAACTTCGGGCGGCAACTCTGCACGTCGACCATTACGGATCGGCTCTGCTGTAATGTGGTCAAGCATGTCGGCGGGAATTCCCTCACCCTTGCCTTTTCGCATCGCCACAGCGTTGACCGTCGCCCACTGCCAGCCGGGAGTTCTCGTTTTCGTTTTCGCGACCGGCTTGCACCAAGTACCGATGCGGACAGGCTCCAGAATCCCACGAACTGCCTCGACCATGTAGGCCGTCGAACGCCAGGACGACGCACAGAACACGATCATCCAGCCGCCCCGCTTCAAGCGGACCGCAGCCTCGCGGAGAACGACAGCGACAGTCGCGCTCAATGCGTGCTCGCCGCCACTTCCCCCGAATGCGTAAGGCGGATCGGTCACGATCACATCCGGAGTCAACTCGAACTCTGAAAGTAAATCGATCGCGTCGCCGCGTCTGATCGAAAACATCTCGCTCTCTGTCATTCCGTTCTCTCCAAAAGTAGCGCTGGACAGTTTTCCAAAAGTAGCGCTGGACACGGCAGCCGCCTGCTGTGCGTTATCCAGCAAACGGCAGCACGCCCTGACGTAGACGCTCGACCGCTTTCTGGCAGTATTCCTCGTTTATCTCTATTCCAACCGCACGCATTCCGGCCAGCTTCGCCGCAACCAATGTCGTCCCCGCCCCCATGAACGGATCAACCACACTTGTTACGTCATTAACCATGCTCAGGCACCACTGAATCAACCTCAACGGCTTCTCGGTCGGGTGGTGCTTTCCGTTCGTGTGCGCCTCAACCCGGCTCAAGCGAAACGTCTTGCACGGCTTATCCAGCGTTGTCCACGCTGCCTCAAAATCGCTGCCGCTGAATTCCTGCACCTTGTCCCACGTCAACCAGCATCGTGACGGCTTCACCGCAAAATAGTTGCCGCCCCAAATGATCGCGTTTTCTGCCAACTCAATTTGTGAATCAATCACCCACTGGCTCGGCGTTGCCGCATCCCAGTCTGGTGACTCTTTGAAATGCTTTTCCCATTCACCGTTCCCGCCCGTCAATCGCTTCCCTAACCCATACGGCGGATCAGTTAACAACAAGTCAAACCGCCCCAACCACGGCAACACTTTCCTGCAATCGGCGTTGTAGATCGTGATTCCACCCTGATCGTAAAAAGGCTGGATAACAAACGGTTGCACCGGAGCGGCGGTCGTCGTCGCATCTGAATTCATAGTCTTATCTCCGCCGCCCGGTGAACCGGGCGTTATTGGTAGCGCTGGACTGATTCCGCGAGCGCTGCGGACACGGCATCCGGAGCGATTTACGCCTCACGGCCGCTGCTTAACGAGCTCCTGTAGCTCAGCAATCTTGCCCGTCAGATCTGCCTGCTCCTGATACTTAAGCAGATTGTCGAACCAGAGCTTGATGCCCTGCAGCGCGACTCGATCCTTCTCGGTTCCCGTGTCGATGATCTCTAGCAGCTTCGCCTGAATCTTTTTTCCTTCCATGATGAAGCCGCCGAGCAAGCCATCGACGGCCTCGTTCCGTATCTCGTCGACCGTTGCCATGAAATCCGGATCCGTCGCTCGTCGCACGATCGTCGACAGATGGACGCCGGCCGCATTTGCGGCCTCACGTTGAGACAGTCCGCGGGCCAGCGCGATACGAATCCGATCGTCTCGCGCGACCGTCGACGCGGATTTGCCCTCTCGCTTGGCCTTCTTCTTCGCCATGGATCACCTACGCAGTTGCTTCGGCTGTCGTGCGACGCTTCCAGGCAGAGTGCAACGCAGACACTCGTTGCACGGTCACCGCCGAACTGAAGTGCTGGCTCAGTTCGACAGCGATCGCCTTCATATCCGTGCGCCCCGACTCAAACCGTTCGACGGCTGCCGCCTTGACAGCGTCTGGCGTTGCCTTGGGTGGCTCCTGACTCGCGTTCTCATCGACAGGCTCGACTGGCGAGTCCTCGTCAGTGCTCTCGCTGTCAGCTGGTGCGGATTCAGTCGCGATGCCGTGCCGCTTCGCAACATCATCGACCTGGTTCAGCGTGATCTCGAACCGCTTCGCGACCTGCCAGGGAAGTGCTCCCTCTCTCAGAAACTCGACAACGTCCGCCTCGATCTCCTTGAGCCGCTCGGCTTCCGACTGCTGGACGATGCCGGCCTTCGATTGCTGTTCGACCTGCGTCGCTCGATCGAGGTGCCCCTGCAGCTCGATGTTGAGCTTCTCCCGAATGATCTTGTCTTCGGGATGCACAAAGTCGGCAGGGATCACACTGCCCGGCTTATCGGCCTCCTGCTCAATCAACTTGCTGAGCGGCTGGCCGTGCTCGGTAAAGAAGATTCCAGTCCAGTTGCCATCGACGCGCAGGCCGAACTGAACTGCGATCTGGAAGTCATTCAGCCCTTCGGCCTTGTATTCCTTCACGCTCTTGAGAACTCGCCCCTCGACCGCAATCCGGACCTTGCGATAGGTCTCGATGACGTCACGGAACGCAGACCAGAACGCCTGCACGGGCTCACCGTCGGTCGTGATCTTCGCGCGATCGACGTACGCCTGATACTCCAGATCAACGCGTCGCATCCGGTCCGCGATCTCGCGGCAGTCGGCCGGCACGTCACCGTAGCAGATCGTCGAGATAGCAACCTGCAGCGCGGCATCAAGATCGCTGCCGTCCTCGATGCCGGTTGCCGTCAGGTCATCGCACCACTTGTCATGTGCTTCGATCAGAGTGTCGATCGCGCGAATGATATCGCCGCGTCGACTGTGCAGTGGGTTAGAGCTCCCCGTCATTGTGCTTCCTGCATGTTGGGGAGGGGCTGGCCATAAGGATAGCCCCTCGGTGCTTGTTGTCCAGAGGTTTCGCTACGTCTTGCCCTCGGTCTTTTCCGCTGGCTTCGTGACGTCGATCTTCGTGAAGCCCTTCGCTTCCAACAGGAACGGAGCCGCCTTAACGGCCGTCTCTGCTGCTGCCCGACATTGCTCCGGGTTGATGGTCGGCATGTTGCTGATCAGCGCCGCGTAGATTGCGATCTCGGTCTCGGTGGTGACCTGCCCGATCGCCGCTCGCATGTGTGCCTCGCGTTGTGCGAGATCAACAATTCCGTTTCCGTCCATTGGTAACTTTCTTTTCTGGTTTGTGGTGATGGCCCGATTACTGCCCGCGTTACTCCTCGCTGCCGTAGCCGTTCGTGTTCCGCCAGGCGACCACGGCGTCGCTGATCTTGTCGATCGCAGCTGCCCCGATGCCCTTCACCTTTCGCAGACGGTCAGCGTTCATCGCTTCCTCGAGCTCCTTGACGGTCGCGATGTCCGCGTCTTCGAGCTTCTGCGCCTGGCTCGGCGTGATGTCGAGCTCGCTGACGGCCGCAGTGATCGCGGGATCCTTGCCGCTGGTGCTGGGCTCTTCGGCCTGCTGCTCTTCTTCGCTGTCCTCGGACGGGAACGGCAGAGCCGGCTGCCAGTTGCCGTTGAGCGCGTTGTTCAGCTCCACGCAGGTCGAGTTCAGCCGGTTCTGTGCGGCTTCCATGTACTTCTTGGCGGCCTTGGCTTCCTCGGCCGCTGCCGTGTGCGCGTCGGTCGCATCCTGCAGAGCTTCGAGCCGCTGCCCCATTTCGCTCTCGAGGCGTTTGACGGCCTCTTCGCGAGTCTCGACTTTCGGTCGCTCGGGTTCCTCGGTCTCGCCGGCCAGCAGATCGCAGAGGCAGTCGGGCAGGTCCGGATACTCCGGCTCTCGCCCCTCTTCGCCCACTGCGAACGATTCCGCGGAAACGTGATCGATCCAGTTGCTGAGCTCACACTGCTGCTCTTCGTCGAGAGCTTCCAGCTGCTCGAGTTCGACCGGTGACGTTTCGCCATCTTCGATCTTGCCGACCGAGACCAGTGCAGTCGCCAGGCCCTTGTGCAGTTCCGTCGTTTCGATTGCTGTCGCTGTCGTCATCGTGTGCCCCTTTCAGGAGTTGTTGCAGGCGTCAAACGCCTGAATGAACGCCGCAGCTACCTGCGGCACGATTGCATTGCCAAATCCCTTCAACGCTCCGACGGGGTTGTACCAGTGCTCCGCCGCGGCTTGTCCGTCGGAGCTGCGAACAGCCACGCGACCGGATACCCCATGAGCCAGCACGGAAGCTGAGGGTCCAACACGCCGGGCCCTTTCGTCTCGGCAGGGGGCGATTCGGTATTCGCTCCATGCGTCCGAGCGGCATCCGCTGGCAGCGAGCCGCCCGTCTGATTCGGCCCGCCCTTGCTGCCGTCCGTCGCCCGCGGCGTATTCCAGCCTGTGATCTGGCCGCACAGTGTCTGGCCGGTATTGTGTTTTGAGCCGGGTTTTCTCGTTGCTGTCTCGTTCCTGCCGTTCCGCGAGTCGTTGACTGTTGGCGTTGCCCACCCGTTCATCATCTCGGCAATCGCCCCGAGACATTGTTCCGAGTGACGGGATCGAGTTTTCCAGTTCTCCCGCATCATCGAGCCGTTCGGGTTTACCGCTTCCGTCGCCATGCCCGGCGTGTCCTTGTGATCGCGAGCCGATGGACTCACCCACCCAGAACAGACGTTGTCGGATGTGCGGTGCGCCGACGCTGTGTGCGCCCAGAACTGCCGCCCCGACGGCGTAGCCCTCAGCTTCCAAGTCTGCCGATACTCCATCGAACCAGACGGGAGCATCTCCTGCAGACGCTGGCCGATCGCCTTTGACAGTTCCGACGACCGCTGCGCTGGCGACTTGTTCGCCGAACACGATCCCGGGTCGCTGGGCCCGTATGAGTTCGCAGAAGACTGGCCACAGGTGCCGCTCGTCCTGGTGTCCGTTTCGCTTTCCGGCTGCTGAGAATGGCTGACAGGGGCACGAGCCGGTCCAGACGGATCGATTGTCGTCCCATCCGGCCAGTCGAAGAGCAACTGACCAGCCACCGATGCCGGCGAAGAAATGGCACTGTGTGAATCCGTCGAGGTCATCCGGTCGCACCTCCGTGATCGATCGTTCGTCGACGACTCCCGGAGCAATCAGCCCCGCGTCGATCAGATTCCGCAGCCACTGAGCCGCGTACACGTCGTGTTCGTTGTAGTAAGCCACCATTTTTGATCTACCAGCACCGTGCGGTGCTCCAGTTTGTTCAGTTATTCCGCGAAGACGCGGATTCGAATGGCCGGTCCGTGCTTCCGATGCCCGGCGTCCTGCCGGTAGTCGCATTGGGTGATCCACTTCGGGCTGTCGTCGTGAAACCAGCCGATCGCGACCAGAGCGTCAACGAGCTCTTTGGCGTTGCCTCGACCGATGCTGTCGAAGTCCCAGAAATGCTGCCCTTTGCCCAGGATTCGCGTGATCTCGATGCGGACGGGATGCCCGAATGGCTTCCGTGCGAGCCCCAGCAGTGACAGGTCACGCTCGAACTCGTCGCGGCGTTTCTTTGCAGCCTGCCAGCTCTTCTGACGCCCGTCGTTCTCGTTGGTGAGTTCCAGCGGCAGGAGCTTGTCGACCAGTGATTTTTCGCGTGACGCATTCATTTGGTTAGCGCTAACCTCTGTTTGAATATATACTGCCATCGTTGAGCCCAGGTCATTGCTGCGGGATCGCGGCGTGCCCGACGTCGCGCTTGCTAACCTCGTTCTCCCAGACGAACGTCGCACAGTCGATCGCGTCCCCGATGTGCCAGCCGTTTGCCAGTTGATCCAGACCGCCGAGCAGCTCCCGCACGGCCGCCAGCCCTTCGCCCTTGTGGTCTTCAGCCTGCCGGATGCCCTGTGATGATTTCAGGACCGAGTGACTCAGCCGGCCGATCACGTCGAGATCCAGTCGCCCGCCTCGCAGCGGCGTCTCTGGCATCTGCCAGCCCATGCGGGTGCAGACGTCGCAGAGATAGATCACGACGTCGCCGATCGCGTCCTCGACCGCGTTTGCCTTCCTCACGACGAGAGCTCTCGACAGTTCGCCAAGTTCCTCGACGACGCCAGCCAGCGGCGCGAGAGCAGCGGTTGCTCCGCGTTCGCTGCCGAATCGTTTTGCTGCCCATTCGGCCTGCTCGGCCTGCAGTTGCTCGTAGGTCATTTCGCTTCGCTCCGTTGTCAGGTAAGGCACCCTCTGGTGCTGGTGAAATCCGCTGCTTGTTCACTAGATGGTGTCACGGTGTCACGGCGTTTCTATATATAAGAGCCGAAAAACGCTCAAAAACGCTCAAAACAGAAGAACAGAGAAATCAGGTAAATAGTGTGACACCATTTAATAATACCCCTTATTTCCTAGTTCTTTTCTTCTTGAAATGGTGTCACAGATTGCTGTCACGGGGGTTGTGACACCGTGACGCCATTTTGCTGTTTTCGAGCGATTGGCGGCATGGTGTCACGGGCAGTGTGACACCATTTGTGACACCTATTTTCTCTTGATGTACACTACTTCTGCCCCGTTGTTCGCAGTGCGATTTTCGATCTCGACGTAGCCACACTGGACGAGGTAGTCGAGGACTGAATGAGCGATTTTCGAACTGTTCCGAACGGCCGTACGCATGAAATCCCGCCAGGGCATCGGAGTGCCGTCGGCCTTCAGTTTTCGCAGTGCTTTCAGGGCGAGACGCTCAAAATCGTTGTCAGCAACGTGCAGATCGGCCTGATGCAGCATTCGCCGCGTACACCAGTTCGATACAGCAATCGCCCGGTTGACGTCCTGCAGCTCGATTTCGAGCGTCTCGTCGAGGTTTCCGTCTTCGATTTGCTCAGCAGTCGCTCGGCTCGCTGCGAACAGCAGCGCTAACTTGCTCGTTTTCTCAGGCGTTCCACGCCAGACGGCTGCGGTTTCCGGCTTTTCCTTCTTGGTACGGCCGTTGGTCTCGTTGGCGTGCTGCCAGTAGCGTTCCTCGGCTTCTGCCGTGTGAGCAATAATCAGCGGACTGCTGCCGTCGATCTCGGCAAGGTTTCCGCGGTGCGGCTTCAAGTCACCCCAGGCGCGAGCAACTCGCAGAATTCGCTCCGGCGGTCCGTTGGGAAAACGCTCCGGCTTCTGCATGTCGACATAGCCGTTGTCGACGGTAGGCATTTCGAAAATCAGAAAGCGGCCCAGCAGTCCGCCAGTGACGTTTTCAGATGTGATCGCTTCCCAGAACGACGACGGAACTCCCGTTCCGTAGACGATCGCGTGAGGGAAGTTCAGCGTTATGTTGCGTTTCTCGTCGGCATAGGCATCACCTTTGACGATCGTGCTGGAGCCGCTCCAGAGCTTGAGTAGCTCGCTGTTGATCTTGAATAGGTGCGGCGATCGTTTGGCGTCCTGCATCGTCGACAGCAGGTGAGAAATCTCATCGACCTGGAACAGTCGAACCGGGTTTGATTCGAGTGATTTCGTGAGCCCAGAGCCTGACGCCCAGCTCTCGGGACCAAGTAGCCGATCGAGGCCAGCGTAGAGCATGATCGATTTGTTGAGTTGACGGCCGTGCTCCTTGCCGCCACGAGTCGGAGCGAGTCCGCAGAAATAGGCGTTCGTCCGAGTGCCCCAGAGTGCATCAGCGATCTTGTGACTGGTCAGCGTTGCCATCAGGGCCAAATGAGCCGGCAATGCAATCTGCGGTAACGGGTAGAGTGCAGTTCTCAGGTTGTGATCGATGACGTCGCCGATGAATCCAGGTGGACGCAGGGCATCCTTCGGAAAGTTCTCTGGTGTTGGATGAATCTCGGCCTTCGGCGAATTTGCCTGCTCTACCGATTGAAACAGGGCCGTCAGATTCGGATCCGGCCCGCGATACGTTTGACCGGTCAGAAGATGCCCGCGTTGCCCGCCGAGCTTGTTCGCTTCGTCGAGCTTTCGTCGCAGGTCGCGTTCGCTCCAAGGTGGTTCGCAGGTCGCGTTCCAGTCACAGAAGACCGGCCAGGCGTCGTCGATCGCCATCGCGAAGCCGAGCATCAGGACGCAGGCAGCGTGATACGTTCGATCGTGCCCGTGTTGCCCGCTGACTGCCGGCGGCATCTTCGCGAGGTAGCGGGCTGCCCGCTCCTGGATGCTCAGCTGCCCGGAACTCGGTGCCGGGCTGGTCCCGGTATTTGGCTGGGGCTTCGGCGGCTCTGGCTCACTGAAAAACTTCTTGTAGAGCCGGTCGATCTGCGGCTGGCAGGGCTTGATCGACGAATCCGCGAGCCCTTCCCAGCGTTGTGATGTCAGCGTGAAGAACCTGCCGGAACTGTAGACCTCGATGCCCGGAGATTTGCCCTCGCGTTCCTCGATGATCGTCTTGCGGCCGCGTTCGATGTTGCCGTAGACCCAGACCTTGAGGCCTCGGCCGCTTGGGCTGATTTCGGCGTACGAATCAAAGCTGGCCAGCCAGGTGAGAGCCCATTCTGCGATGTTGCCGCGATCGTCGAGGCACTCGTCGAAATCGACACCGACGAGCCCGTCACCGTCCGCGAAGCAGAAGCCGAGCCCGCTCAGGTTGCCGTTGACGGCCAGAGCATCGCAGGCCGTCTGGAAATCGCACCACGTGGTGTGATCGTTGGATTTCGCCGGCTGTGATGTGCGAGCGTTGATCGGCACCTTGCGGCCGTCGCGATCCTGCCAGCAGACCCATTGATCGAGCTCGCGAAGTTCGACAGGGATCAGTTCGGTGTCGAGTGTCATCAGCATTCCGTGCTCTTCCGTGCGGTTGTTCCGTCAGTATCATTCAGTTGTCGAGCTTATTTTTTTCAGTCTCTTCATCTATCAGTTGAATCTCTTCACGAAATCCCAGCTTGAGCATGTCACTGCGTGTTCCAACATCGATGTATCCATCAAGTCTTATCACGTAGGTCATAACGAGCTGCCCGCTCAGGCACGTCAACGTGAATGCCGCGCCACCTCCTTCCAGGACATTATGGTTGTAAACCTTGCCTGCTATTGCTTTCGCAAGCTGCTCGCCAGTGAATCCAGAAACCTTGATCAGGTCGTCGCCAATTGAGATTGGAATCATGCCGGGAGGACATTTCTCAACAGCTTCTTTTGGTGTCATATCGTTTAAGCGGATTGGCCTTCCGTTGCTCATTGTTCTTCTCCTCAGAACGGAATTTCGTCGTCTTCCATATCCACACCGGCAAGGCACGGTGCCCATTCTTCCGGCGGTTCTTCGTCGAACTCGTAGCCGATGATCCGGTCCCAGCGGCCTTCCTTCGTGACCGTGATGCGTCGCGGCTGGATGATTGATTCCCAGCAGATCAGCGCGTCGTCGACGCTCAGCGGGATCGCGGCCGTCGAGCGTTCCTGCCACCAGGCTTCGGCCTTCTGGCGTGCATAGCCTTCGTGATTGAAGCAAACCCACTCGGAGACCTCTTTCTCCTCGAGGTTGCCGGCTTCTCCTGGGATGTTGTTCGGGTGCTGGAGCCTCTTGACCCACTGACCACAGTGCCCACAGACCAGGCTGGCCTGATACTTTCCGTCTTCATGCTTGACGGTTGGGATCGTTGCGAGGTGTCCGCATCCACATTGTGCCGGAGTCGGCTTGTTCCACTCGAAATATGCTTCCGCTTCTTCCTCGGTCATCGGCTCGGCTGCTTCGGCATCAGCTGGCACAACTGTGTAGATCACTCGCAGCGTTGTCGGAGCGTCCGGGTTGTTCTTCTTCTCATGCTCGACGGCTCGCACAGCCTGAACCGTGTAGACCTGCGGTTCAGCGTTGAGCAGAGCGTTCTCATCATCGGCTTCGGTGCCGTGTGACGGCCTGGGATCGGGGAACAGAAACCCGCATTCCTGGCATTCGCGAGCAGCTGCCGGCACGTCGGTCTCGCAGTTCGGGCAGAGCTTCCCACGGCCGTTGCGTTCTTCAGCCGAGCCGCCAGTGCTGCGGAAGTCCGCGCGACCGTAGTTCGGATCGTCAAGCGGTCCGTGTCGTTCGATGTTGCCGCCGAAATCGAGAACCAGGCAGTTTGATTTTGTGGGATGCAGTCGCAGGCCTCGGCCGACGATCTGAGCGAACAGGCCGGGGCTCATCGTCGCACGCAGAACAGCAACGCAGTCGATGCGGGGATTGTCGAAGCCCGTTGTCAGGACGTCGCAGTTCGTGAGCCATCGCAGCTCGCCAGAGCTGAAGCGTCGCAGGGTCGCCTCGCGTTCCAGTGGACCGGTTTCTCCGGTCACCGTGCCACATTCCTGGTTCGTGCATTCTTCAAGAACTCTGGCGACCTGCTCAGCGTGTTCGACGCCAGAGCAGAAGACGAGGATTGACTTCCGGTCTTTCGTCTTGTCGATGATCTCCTGACAGGCAATCAGGATCTCGTCAGTGTGACCGAACACGGCAGCCATCGAGCTCGTAACGAACTCACCGCCACGGACCTTGATGGCCGTGGTATCGGTCTGATGCTGTGCTGGTTTGTTTGTCAGCGGGCACAGGAATCCCTCGTTGATCAGCTGGCCGGTCTGCACCTCGTAACAGATGCGTTCGAACATTCGCCCCTTGCCGGCCAGCGGCCCGCTGGAGCAGCGGTAGGGCGTCGCTGTCAGGCCGATCGGTCGGATGTTCGGGCAGATGAATTGCAGTTCGCGCAGGTACTGCTGATACATGCCATCGCCGTCCGGCGGTATCAAATGCGACTCGTCGATGATGACCAGCTCACGACGTCCGAACTCGCCGGCCTTGTTGTAGACCGACTGGATGCCGCCGCAGATGATGTCGGCCTCAGTGTCTCGCTGACTCAGGCCCGCCGAGTAGATGCCTATCTTTTCGTCAGGCAGCAGTGCCTGAATCTTCGCGGCGTTCTGTCGCAGGAGTTCTTTGCGGTGAGCCAGAACGAGCGTGCGGCCGTCCCATTTGCGAGCCTGCTGAGCGAGCATCGCGATCACGAGAGACTTGCCAGCACCGGTCGGAAGCACGACCAGCGGAGAGCCGGTTGAGGCTCTCATGTGCTGCCAGACAGCGTCGACAGCTTCAGATTGATACCAGCGTGGCGTCATTGCCCCTCGACTCCGTTCGTGTGTTCCATCAGATCAATTCAGTAAGGCGGGTTATCCATATCCATAACCGTGACCAGATATCCGACCAATTTAAGCATGTTCTCGATTTCGCGAGTGTCACGACACATGCCGGGATCAACGGCAACTATTGGCCAGGTGGATTTGTTTTTCAGCGATTGGAGTCCGGCCATTGTTTTGATTGAATCAAACTGAATGACTCGTTCACCGAATCCCGCTTTTTGTATCCAACTCGTTTTTCCCGATGCTGGTCTCCCTGTGACCAGAACCGCGATTGGCGGGCACCCGACGATTGCACTGTCGATGAACTCTCTGGCATGATCGAGCAGACATTCCGCGTAATGAACCGGCTTTATTCCGGCAGCCAGGCACTCCGCGACAAACTCGCAGCGTTCGTTCCACTTGTCATCATGCTCGACTTCGTAGACCAACGAGTCGCATCGATCGCTGATGTCATCCTGTGATATGAAATAGCCGCTAAGCCACAGCCCGGCGATGTCTTTAGGGTCGCATTCGCCAGCGTGTTCGCGGTGGCATTTACTGCATTTATCCATGTCGACTCCGTTCGTGTGTTCCACACCAAAGGCAGCAGCCTGCCAACCTCACCACTTCCCGCGATTCCATGCAGTAGCAGGTGACGCATCACGCCCCGATTCACTCGCCGATCGTTCGCTTACGAATCCAGCTCGAGAGCCCATCGATTGCGTCGATGATCTCGTCGCGGGTCTGAACCATCTCCGGCCCGACGTCCGGAATCTCAATCAGGAGCAGCTGCCTTGCCACGCCTGCCAGCTTCTCGCGATCGGTCTGCCCGACCGGCTCTGCAACGACTGGCGTTTCAGGCTGCGGTTCCGTATCTGCTTTCGCGGCTTCGAGCTGTCGCTGCTGTTCCGCGAGCTCGGCCTTCTGTCGTTCCAGTTCGGCACGTTCGGCTCTCAGACGCTCAGCTTCTTCCTGCTGACGCTTCGCTTCTTCCGCTCGCAGTCGTTCGAGCTCGGCCCGCTCTTCTTCTTCCCGTTTCTTCTGAGCTTCGCGAGCCTCGTGTGCGGTTTGCTCGTTCGCGAGGAGCGTTGCAAACTCGCTGTCGTCGAGCTTCTTGAGGAATGACTCGTCAGGGATGACTTCCGCGAATGGCTTCAGGGCTTCGATCCGCTTGTCGAGCCACTCACGTTCAATCCGCTTCTTCTCAGCCTTGATCGCGTCCACCTGGTTTGTCAGGTGGTTCTCGATGGGTTCCAGCAGCCCCTTGAGCCGCTTCGCTTCCGCGTCGACCTTGCGGCCGTATTCGAGAGCGTCGGCCTTCAGTTCCTTACGGGTTGCCTCGACCGTGCTGCGAATCTTCTTGACGTCCTTTCGGGCCGCGTCGCAGGCTTCAAAGCCCTCCTTGTCGTCGACACCTTTGATCGTCAGCGGCAGGTACTTCTCAGCCAGCTCGTCGATCGCCGCGTCAGCGACCGGGTACTTGATGACCCGCGTCGCGTCGGCTGGTACTTCGTTGACCAGCTCAGGCTCGGCCGTCTTCGGGTGTTCGTCGAACACGGGATCCGCTTCGAGCTCGTTCAACTTCAGTTGTTCCTGGACGTCTTCCATCAGTGTGTCAGCCATTGCCTCTACCTCGATTCAAAAAAACAGTTTGCAGTCAGTGGCTCCGGCAGGATTTGAACCTGCAAGGGGTCCAGCAGTCCCCGCATCGATCGCTGGTGTAGATGCTGCGACAACCAGTCGCACGGAGCCGAATGCTCGTCTCTCCGAGCTGTCACGCCTGTGCCTTTTGATCCAGGATGGCATTCCGGCGTCCCCGCCCACCGATTCGATCTACTGAGGAGCGGCCCACGGAGCGGCGTCGCCACCGACACCAGCGCCGACAGGCTGCTGAGCCTGTGCGGCCGGAGCTGCGGCCTGCTGCGGTGCAGCGGCCTGCTCGCCACGCGGCTTGTAGCCCTTCACTTCGTTGGACGGGTTGCCCTTGTCGTCCTTCGTCACGACAACGCGACAACGCAGCGGCCTGTTGTGCAGCTCGGCCGAGTCCTTCGGAGTCATCACGCCGATCGCTCGGCAGATGGCCGACAGCGTGCCCTTTGCTATCTGTACGGCCTTGTCGTTCGGGTTGAACAGGTTCAATCGGTCCCAGAGCTGACGGTTCTGGAACGGGCCGTTCAGCACCTGCAGCGTCAGCTCCAGGTAACGACCAGTGTTCGCTTTCGTCGGCTTCATCTTCGAGTCGATGATGATCACCTCGTACTCGCCTGCAGGCAGGGGCTCGAAGCCCTGGTTCGGTTCGACAGTGTTCGCGTCGAAACTCATTCCTAACTCAGCCATCGGTAACACCTCATTCAAACAGAGAAACAGAAACACTCACTCACACGTTGATTCGCTGGTGCGGTCAGGCAATGACCGGCTGCGGCTTGCTGGAACCGTCTTTGACGATGCCGTCGATGTTGCCGGCGGGCTCCGCTGGAACGGTCGGCGGCTGATACGCTTCCGGCTGCGGAACAGGTGCCGGCTGAGCTCCCGGCAGGTACTGAGCGTACGCCTGCCAGGTGAAATCAATTTCCGCCGGCAGGCCGAGTCGGTTCTTCGCGACGACGGCCGCGGTCTCGGTCGTTCTCAGGTATCGCTCGCCCTGACCGACAGCGATCGCCCGCTCCTTGCCGAACCCTTGATCCTCTTTGCGGACATAGGTGCGGTAGCTCGCAAAGAGCACTTCGTCAGACCACTCCTGCCAGAGCGCCGACGCCGCGTCATGCAGGGCCGGTCGGTAGCGGTCGTAACTGTCCTGTTCCGGACTATCGAAGCGTTTGATCTCAGCGTGAGCCAGGGCGATCGTGCCCATGCTCATCTTGTTGCGGAGGTAGTCGAGAGCAGTCTGGATTTCATTCCAGATGGCCAGGGCTCGCTTGTATCCAGCTCCATAGCCGATGTCGCCGATCGACTTCTTGCCGGCTTCCTCGGCAATGTGCCCCCAGATGATCTGCTCCAGGTGATCCAGGGTGTCGATCGCCAGCCACTTGAAAGACTCCTCACCGAGTGCGAGGTATTTCAGAGCGGCCATCAGGTCACCGACAGTCTTGATCTGCTCGGTCTTCGCGCAGTCGATGTCGTCAAGTCCATCCTCGACGTTCAGAAACAACACGTCCGGAGACTGTGCTGCCCAGGTGGATTTGCCGACGCCATGCACGCCATAGAGCATGATGCGACGGCCCGGTTTCGGTGTCTTACCTCGCACGATCTTCATTGCCTCACCTCACGAATTGAGAAACAGAAACACTCACTCACACGTCATTTCCAGTGATCCCGGCAGGAGTCGAACCTGCTCAGCAACGCGTCGGGCCAGATCGCTTTGCCGCCTCCACAGTGCGGGATCAATGCACGCCAGCAGCGTGCGGAGTTCCAGTTATGCCGCTTTGGCGGCGTATTCGTCGATCAGCTCGCTGCGAATGATCTCCCAGTGCTGGTCAGCCTTGATTCCGATCCGCACGACCTGCGGTCGAATCTCGGTCGGCTTGACCTCGATCGATTCGCCGGTCTTGCGATGCAGCAGGACAATCGTTTCACCCTTCTTCCGTGACAGAACCAGCATGTTTCGCTCCTTCCGTTGGATTGAAAAACCGGGCGACGTACTGCCGATAGTTGACGCCGCCCGGCGTCACCACGACGGCAACGAGCCGCCGAACGCTCCGTGCGGGAGTCGAACCCGCTCGACCTGGTCACTCGATCCGCCAGCCTCATGCTGTCGGCTTTCCAGAGTTTTCGTGACGTGGCCGCTCCTGACTGCTGCAGCCCGGAGCAAATCCGACGACGCCCAGGGAGAACGCCGCCGGAGAACGATCAGCTGGCAGCCCCTCCGTTGCCGCTGACCGCCTGCGAGGCAATCCGAGCCTCACGTATCGCTTCGTTGATTGATTTGTCTGTGCGGAGCGTGTCGATCAGGAACTGCCGAAATGCCTGAGCCAGGGCTCCAAACGCGTATGCGTACAAGTTCTCTCGATGCTCGCGGCAGTCGGCTGCAGCTCTCGCTTTCATGTCGTCAGCGATCCCTTCGACCAGCTGATCGACTTCTTTCGTCTGCAGGGGATCGAGCACCGGAGACTCGAACACTTCCGGCCCGCGGTAATCGTCGAGCGTCTCAGTTCCCGCCAGAGCCCGGATCAGGCAGTCACGAAGATCGATCTCCGTTCGTGTTGAGACGGTCATACGCGAGCTCGCGAGGTAGGCGTCGACTTTGCGAGCCTCTTCAGCGAACTCCCAGGCACCGGTGCCGCCGCAGGTCGAGCAATCCCGTTCGTCGTCCTGATCGCCGATCCCGATGTCGATGTAGCACTCGCCGCCGCACTCCTCGCACGGGTACGCGTCAGCCAGTTCTGACCGCATGGCCCGCTGAGCCTCTTCAACGTCTGCTTTGATCTCTTCGAACGTCAACATGCCACTGCCCTCGCGTTCTCAGGTGTCTGTCAGGCCATCCCTGGCCAGCGTGTCGGTCCCTCGCAGCGTGATTTATGCGGATTCACCAGTAACGTGCGGCTCTCCAGCTATTCGATGCAGTTCGGACCAGCGGATCCGTCGCAGTTTCCCAACCTTGAAGGATGCGAGTTCTCCGCGACGAATCATTCCGTAGACGGTTTCACGCGCGACGCGAAAGTAGGCCGCGGCTTCGTCGACAGTCGCGTGTCCGATCTGCTCAGTTCTTGGTGGTAGAGATGCTGTGCTCATTGCTGTTCCTCGCTTTTCTCAGTGCTGTCGCCAGAGGATTGCTCGTTCGAGACAGTGCCAATCCTGCTTGTTCAAGAGACTCCCAGCTTTCCCGGCCTGCCTGAATCTCCCGTCTGGCCTGCTGGTAACACGACCCGCAAAGGCCGCGGCAACGAGCAGGACGAATGCAGGTTTCAGCCAGGCATCTCGTTGAAGTTTCCGCCATGACAGCCCCGAGAATTGAATCCGTTCATGTCAGCGATTGTCTAATGCCGACTATTACTGACGAGGCCGCATCCTACAGATGTACCACAGTTGTGCAACAACTTGTTGGACATTTATTAGACTATTGTCGTAAGACACTGTGCGGCAACGGTTTGTGATTTCGTTTTTTTGTCGCAGTTGTTGCATTGATATTGAATGCGTGTTCAAATCACGCCATGCCCGGCACGAAAAGCGGAGAATTGTCGATCGATCAAGTGCAGGCCTGCTCAGACCAGATCAGTGATCTGGCCGCACGGCTTGATGCCGTCATCGCTGCGCTGAAAGAGAACGGTGACCAGTCGATCCTCTGCACGGCGGTCAAGAGCTACGGGACGGGCTATAAGAGCCTTAGCCGCTTCGTTGACAATCTGCATCGCAAGCTGGAGACCGACGTCGATTCGCCCGTGATCTGAGACTGGAGCTCGTCAATGGCCGGGAAGCCTCTTGATTTTCCGATCGAAGTAACGCCATCGGAGCTCGATGTCGTGTTTGCGGAAGCGGCGCCGGCAGTCAGGGAAACGAGGCCACGGCCAGCACCTCAGACCAGTAAAACTCGCCCCATTGTCCAGGCTGTTCTGGGGATCGTGTTCGGAGTCTTCTCTGCGTTCCTGATCTATTTCGCCGCTGCAATCGTCCTGCAGCGAGGCCAACCGTCCAATATATTCGCCGGGATCGTCTTTTATGGTAGTTGGTGGCTTTCTGCCTGGCTGCTCGTCCGTCGAGCGGAATCAGTCGCGACCGTTTGCTCTCGCGGATTCCTCGTCGGCATAGTCGAATGGCTGGCCATGATTCCGGTCAGCCTCTTCTTCATCGGCAGCAAGCTGATCGACAAGCCAAGCGCAGGCGCATCGATCGCCGCAAGCATGACGGCCGGGACGGCCATCATGGTGTCGCTTGCGATGACGATCGTATGCCTCGCCGGCTTTGTACTTTCGCGGCTGACTATGAATCAGCAATCGCGGTGATCTGATCGTCGTTCCATTCCAACTCAGCCTGCGACGGCCGAATCACGGCCGATCCGGTGCGTGACATTCGGTTGTACTGCAGCACGAACGATCGCGCACGACGGAACGCGCGGTCGCGATCCAGGTCGAGGGACACGTAGAGCACTTCCGGCTGCCGTCGAGCTTTGGTGACGACGAAACAGGAATCGAGTCGTGTGGTATGGCGCATGAGAATCCCCTGAAGAAAAGCGAAAGAATCAGACACTCAGAAGCACATCGCTCTGCTCAGCACGCAGGCGGTGGTGTCTGGCTGAAAGCCATGCAACCGAACTCAGATATTCGCGCAATCGTGCGCCAACGGGGATCTGTCGGGGCCATGATTTCTGCTCGTCGTGAGGTCATCGCCGGAATAAATTGTTGTGAGTCAAATTGAGGCCGGCGAAGTGCCCGAATTTTACACCAGCTGCCGTGTGTCGCAACTGTGTACGCTGATGTATTTGAAAGATCGGTTCAGGCCTGCGGCAAACCCCAGGATGTGGTATTCACATTGGTTAGCGCTGGACAATCGGACGCTCACCCGACCTGTAGAATCGCCCGCTTCGCCTTCTCCAGGTCCGCCTCCGCGTAGATTTCCGTCGTGTTCGCGTTGCTGTGCCCAAGCACGACCTGAGCGGCTTCGAGGCCGAACGCAGCCCTGATCTCCGTCGCGGCCGTGTGCCGCAGCTGGTTCGGGCTCCAGCAGTGCTGAGCCCGCCATTCGCTCGCGAGCTGCTTCAGTCGCGATCGCTCCTCGGTCGGCATCTGGCGCGAAATCTTGCGCAGCTCGTCGGGCATCCCAAACGCTCGTTCGCAGCCTCGAGTGATCGCGCGACGATACGCCGCTTCCGAGTAGTGATCGCCGGCCATGCGTCGCGGCCGATCGACTGGCTGCCGAGCTGCCTGACTCGGCGTCATCGGTGACTGCCGGGCTTCCCGTCGCTGCTGATCGAAGTCAGCGCGAGCCTTCGCGGCCGAGAACAGGAACGATTGCTGCTCATCGAGCAGGAACGGCACCAGTACCGTCTGAGCCCTCGGCCCGATGCAGACCACGCGATCGCGGCCAAGGTGCTCCGTCTTGTGAGCCGCCGGCCGGTACAGCCACACCTCGCCCGATCGGTCGATGTCGCAGCCGCGAACGGTCACGGCTTCACCTGGTCGGCAGCCGGTGAATCGCTGGAACTGAATCAGCCCCCAGATCGTCGGGCTGACGTGTTCCTGCAGAGCATCGATTCGCTCGGCTGCGATCGGTTGAACGCCAGGCGACTCCGGTGCCGTCGTGCGGCCTTTGCGGAGCCCCTCGACGCATTCGAGAGCCGTGATCACGTCAGACGGCACGAGCTCCTCAGAGATCGCCCAGCGGAACATGCGACGGATGCGGCCGATGTGTTGGTTGATCGACTCGCGGTAGAGCCCCGCGGATACCATCGCATCGCGAGCCTTCTTCAGCTTTCGCGGCCCGAAATCGAACGCCGATTCGTCGGACCATGGTTCCAGAAACCGCAGCGCGACCCGCAGGCTCTGGATCTCAGACGTCGCCTTGCCGCCCTTGCGGTAGTAGCTCTCGGCATGATCGAAGAAATCGTCAACGATCTGGCCGACAGTTGAGACGAGGCCATCCTGGGCAGCTCGCCATTCGCGGATCACGCGCCGGTACGCGTCCTTCGACTCTGGACTGTCATGTTTGCCCAGATAATGGTCACGGCCGTCGATGCGGACCTTGGCCTGACCGGTCGCCTTGTGAAGCTGGTACGCCGGTGCTTTTCGGGATTTTTTCATCGCGCGAACCCTTTCGCCTGAGAGGAGAAACAGATTCACGCTGCGATGACTACTCTTTTCGGGAGAGTAGTCAGGTCATTCGACCGACACTTTGACAGTCCTGCAATCGCTCGGAAACGCCTTGTTTCAAGCGGTTTGCAGAAATCGGGATGACAGGATTTGAACCTGCGACCTCCTGCTCCCAAAGGGCTGAATGTATCGCAGCGTGAAACGTAACTCTCTTTCTCAATGAGCGTTACGTCGCGGCATGTTTTAGCGTTGTGTGTCGCATTGTCTAGCACTGTCTAGTGCCGTCTAGCACTGTAAGGGTAGAAGTGGGGTACGGAATCCGGTGACGGTGCGACTCTGTTTTACGCATGAAACAGCGTCGTTCGTTCGCTACGGTGTCGCGATGGATCGCCCGCCTGCCAATATCGCTGGAGCCATTGCCGACGCTCGCGCGGATCAGGCCTGGGCAACGCTGAACGAGCTGATCGATTCTGAAGTCATCGATATGACCCAGCTCTCTGAGATCGCAGTCGCGATCGATTCCGGCCCGGACGCCTTCCGCGAGCTGAGCGACGATGACCTCGATGCCGTCCGCCTGCTGTGCTACGCCGCGCTGCATTACGCGTCCGCCCGTCTGATGGAGCGACTCGACGAATCGGAATAATGTATTGACATTTTTTCTGATTTCTCTGCTATTTGTGTATTGACATAAATCGGCCTGCCGAAGAAGATACAGCCCGCGTTGGTGGTTGTGACTTCTTGAAAGGCAGGTGCGATGAAACAGTTCACCGGATCCTACTGGGCAAGTGATCTTCCTTCTGACGTTGAACTGCCCGGACACGCTCCGCTGATGGTTTCCTGCGGCATTGGCGTTGATTCCGTTGCGATGCTCGTCGGCATGAAGAACCGCGGCATCCGGCCGGACCTGATCCTCTTCGCCGATACTGGCAGCGAGAAAGCTCAGACCTACCTCTACGTGCCGGTTCTGCGGCAGTGGCTCCGCGACGTCGCTTTCCCTGACCTGGTGACCGTCAAGTATTTCGGGCCACGAGCTCAGGATCACAGCCTCGCTGACTCCTGCCGTCGAAAGGCGATGCTGCCCGATATCGCTTACGCGTTCGGTCGTCGCGGCTGCTCGGTGAAATGGAAGCATGATCCGATGGAAGCCTGGCGAAAACGGTGGCTCGGCGATCGGACTGAGGCTGACCTCGCGATCGGCTTCGACGCGACCGAGACCAAGAGAACCTTCCGAGCTGAGTTGAAAGGCCAAACTTGGAACACCAGTTATCCGCTGCAGGACTGGGGCTGGAATCGCGAGCGAGCGGAGGCAGAGATCGACGCTGAAGGGCTTCCCGTTCCCGTCAAATCAGCCTGCTACATGTGCCCCTCGATGAAGAAGTGGGAAATCCAGCAGCTTCGAGAGAACGATCCTGAAGCCTACGCAGCAGCGATCGAGATCGAAGAAGGATTCCGGGCCGGCAAGAACTACCGCGGTCCCGACGCGACCGTCCAGGGGCTCGGTTGCTCGTTCCAGTGGGGCGAGCTCGACGTGATTCAGGAACCGGCAGCAGTGCCGGAGTGCCAGTTAACTCTCTTCTGAAAGGCAGGTGCGTGATGGAATCGATTTTTGTCTCTCGGCTGATGTACGACGGGCTGATCGAGCTCTTCCCGAACTGGATGGAAACGCACTGGCTGCGGTACTCGCGCCGCTGGAACGTCTCCGGCGTTCGTGTCCGCGGTTCTCACTCGATGCTGGTCGACTTGCTGCACCGGATGCGTCAGGTCTCTGAATCCTTCTGAAAGGCAGGTGTGTGATGTTGGCGTCTCGGAATTCTCACGGCGTTGTGATTCGTGACGAGCGTTTTCCGCTTAACTCGGGCGACTCGTTCAACGTGTACTCCAACCAGCTGACAGGCATCAGCGGCACGTTTAACGGCTTCGTCATTCCTGGCCGGTATGAAATCGCAAAGGTGTCGGGCGTCTCTGATGACGTCCTGCACATCGAGCGAATCGACCGCCCAGCTACCGCGTACTGGATTGTCTCGGCCGATCAGCTGCGGGCGATCCTCGGCAACCCTTGGAGCGACTACGCACGAAAGGCAGGACCGTAATGACTCTCAACGACGCAGAACGCCGCGGCGTTCAATCGCAGTTTGCCGGACGACCGGCTCCTCCGGTCTGCGATCAGCAATTCATTCGCGAGGCCGTCAGTTCACCGACGGCTACGGCCGAACTGCTCGCGGCTTACACGCATGGCTGGACGATCGCGAACCTGGCAGAAGCAGCAAATGCAATTCGGGCCTTCACCGCTCCCAGCATCGCGGAGCTCAAACGAATCCTCTCAGACAGAAAGGCGAAACCCCGATGATGACTCTCGAAGTCTCCCAAGCACAGCACGAGCGGACCGCGTTGATGTTCCGCTCGCTCGCGAGAGACGACGGCCTCGACGTCGTGTTCCGACACGGTGCGTTCTGGGCGTTCGGCCCTGAGCTCTCGATTCGTCGCCTTGATGCGAAGTACCAGGCCAGCGGCAACGCCCGCATGGGCTGGTCTGACAATCTCGGCTCCTACTACTTCGTGATCGATATGCCGAACTGGACCGGCGATCTGGGCCCGTCGTTCGACGAGATCAAAAAGAAGAACAGCAGCCACGGCAAACTGCTCGACGAGGTGGTGTGATGCATCTCTGGATGGTTGAACTCGGCCGGGCCATTGGCTGGCTCGGCGTGATCGGCGCGACGCTCGCGTTGATCGAATTGGCTTACCGATACGCGAAAGGCGAACTCTGATGTGGCAAATTATCGTACCCGCCATTCCCTTCTATAATCCGCCGCTTGAATACGACAGGCTCTCTGCTGCAGTCCGCAGGGCCAAACAGATCGCTCGGGCTCAGCCCCACGCCACCGTTGACGTCTATCAAGATGGGCAGCCTGTGTTTGCTCTCGGTGCGTCTCGGTTCGGTGGTTGCTCGGCTGGCGTCACTCCGTCCCGATGCTGGAGCAAGATCAATGGCTAAGTATGCTTGGAAACTCCTGTTCTCCGTTCCCGGTTGTCATCGATGGTTCAGAGACGAGCTGTCTGGCCGAGTTGCAGCGTGCGACCAAAGCGGAAGAACCCCCGACCTGACTGACGATGGTGTTTTGTGGCTACCGAAAGATTGCCGCATTACGCGGGAACGACACCGTGATGACCTGGAATGGTATGAGACCGTCTCGATACCTCTGGAGCTGGAGAACGGACGCCCTGCTCAGCTTGGCGGAACGAACATCAGTGAGGCGATTGAGCTGGTCAAGCGGCAGCTGGCGAGATTTGACGATCGTATCTGACGCATGAAGGCACGCAGGGGCTTGACTGATGGCTCTCCCGTACGCATTCTCTACCCCGGTTTCTGTATTGACACGACCGGGGCACATCATGGCAAAGAAGAAACGCGTCGGTCGGCCTGCGACCGGCAAGACACCAGTGCGGCAGCTTGGCCGCGTATCCGATGAAGACTGGCAGCTGATCTGTGACGCTGCCGAGCAGCTGGAGCAGTCGCGGACCGAGTTCATGGTCGACACGCTTCTCAGACGGGCGAAGCGAGTGATTCGGGAAGCTGATCAGGGTTCCGAATAACCTCGTCCAGCGGCCGCGGCTCCTGCTTGGTCGTGGCCTGCTGCAGCTCGACGACCGGAACACCGAGAAACTGTTGAACCCGCTCCATCGTCGGCTGCCAGTTCTCCGTCAGCTGCTCGTAAGTGACCTCGAGCTTGTCATGCAGGTCGAGACGCCTGAGCCGCTCAGCGAGTAGCTGATCGTTCCACTGTTTGAACCATCGCAATTCATCGCGACTGACGTCGATGACCGGCCGGTGTTCCTGCTGCTGCTCTTTCCAGCGGCCGATTGTGTTCGCGACCTTCCAGCTGGCGAACTGCGCGAGCTGATCCTCTCGCCGCAGGACGATGATCTTCACGAACGGATCGTCTGCGATCTCGTCCCAGCCCGTCGCCCATTGCTCCGGATCGTTGTCCCACGGCTGGAACGCCAGCAGCTTGAAGCCAGCAGCGATGCACGGTCCGATTCGCTCCCAGGCTGCCCGAACGCGTTCGCGACCTTCGCTCGGTAGCGGGATGCAGTGCCCAGCGTTGAGCACCTCGCCGCGTGTCTGAATCTCGGGATGCTTGCCCAGTGAGCTGATCAGCAGCGTGGAACCGGTCCGCGGCTGCGCGAGCACGATGAACCGCTCCGGGCCGCAATCGTCCCGCTCGAGGTGCTCGCACTCGACCGACCAATCCAGCAACGATCGCCACTGGCCGGCCCTGAGTTGCTCGTAGAACGCCCCGTCGTAGTCCGCGGTCGATCCGTCGCGAGTGATCGAAAACCGCCTGAGAACGCCCCTGCGGAGCAGGACGCACCCGAAACCGTTGCCGGTCACCTCGACGACGCCGGCACCACCCTGCAGGCAGCGGCCAATCGTGTGCCAGGCCACAATCCCGGGCTGGTATCGGTGCCGGTACGCCCCGCTGACGCTGGCGACGTCGCCCTCCATCGAGGCCGTCAGCCGCTCGATGGCATCTGCCGGCGGAATGATGTCGTCCTCAACGATCACCGCGAAATCGGTCGACAGCTCGGCCGCCATGCGGCGATAGATACGCACGACGGCCGTCTGTACTTCGTACCGCGTCGCCCCGTCGTGCCGATCAGCGTCGGCGACGCCCGCTGTCGCCGCCTCGTGGCGATACAGCCGCACGTCCGGGTAATCCGTCACGTCGACCCATCGACGCACGAGGGCGTGAAATCGGGCGTTCTGGGACGTGTCGCAGAGCACTAGCCGAATCTGGTCCCGCGGCCACGTCTGCGACTCCAGCCACGCTCGGAACTTCGGCCATGCCCACTCGCGGCCGGACAGCGCGACGAACAGTGTCAGCACCTCGCTCTGCATCCCGAAACGCACGGCCCACGGATTCTGTTTTACCTTGCGGAGCCGTGAGTGTGAGTGCTGCCGATACTGATAGATCGCTGTCGATTTCCGAAACTGCCACCCATTCGCCGCCAGACGCCGCCAGACCGCCCAATCCTCGAACGATTCCATCGAGACCGAGCTGCAATCGACATTCGACGCAATCAGAGCCGTGCGTCGCACGATCGCCCCGGCATGGATGTGGTTTTCCTGGTTGAGCCGCAGCTGGTCCGGTGCCGGCATTTCCCACAGTTCTGCCGAGTTCCCGAAACACTGCATGTCCGAGTACACCGACCCAACCGTGTGCTCGTCCAGCAGCGGCAGCCCTTTTTCGAGGTAGTCGAGCGGCAGCAGATCATCCGCGTCAAGAAAGACGACAAACCTGGCCGACGTCCTCGCGAGCCCGTCAAGTCTGGCGTTGTGTACGTTTCGATGCTCGACCCGCAGGTATTTAACGCCTTGGCTGGCAAACCGGGCCGCTACGTCGGCCGTGTCGTCGTCGCTCGCGTCGTCAACGACGATAATCTCGGCCGGCTTCGTGGCGATAGCTGATTCGAGGCAGGCTGCGAGGTAACGGCCGTAATTGTGGCACGGGATGACGATCGCTACCGGATGCGGCCCGGACAGTTTTCGGACAGCTGCTGTCGCACTCTGTCCGCTTTCTGTCCGCTTCAGGTCGCTGCAGGATCCGCACCAGCTGATGCTCTGATCGGTCGCCCTCCGGAGCTCCGTACAGCGGCCGTGCAGCTCGCAGCTGTATGACGGGATCGACGTCTGGCAGGACACGCAACCGGCGCGGCCCGCATAGCCGCCGCGATGCTCGCAGCGGTTTTTCTGCCAGTAGGCCACCTCGGCGGCGTCTTCCGCCTGTCGCCTCGCGTCCCGGTGCCGTCTCGCCGGCCTCTTCCCGTGAACCGGGCACGAGCTCGCGGGCTGTCGGCTGGTCGCGCACTTGCCATCCGGCATAACCTGCGGGCATTTCACAGAATCGACTCCAGCGCGTTCCAGAAGTAGGCCGGCAGGAACTGCGAATCGTCAGCGTCGCCGGCAGTCGTCGTGTCGAGGAAATACTGGCCATAGACCAGCACAATCGAGCCGTTCGCCAGCGTCTCATATGCTCCGCTGACCCATGTCGTCGAGGTTTGCGTGAAACCGCTGTATTGGCCGGTCACGTAACACCGCTCGAACGGTGTCCCGCCAGCGACCGCCAGCGGCCATTGTGACGGCGTCAGCGTGTCGAACGTCCGGTCGACTGGCAGCGTTCGTGCGCTTACGCCCGCGCCGATCACGCTCTCTGGCGTCGCTACGATCGCAATGTCATCCGTCGGCGCCAGGTACGTCCAGGTGAAACCCGGGTCGGTCAACGACAGACTCGACCCCAGCGCAGCCAGGAGACCGTTATCGCTCGCTGTCGGGACACCACCGCCCGTGATCGTGCAGGCGTACGGCAACGCGACAGCCAGCACCTTCGCGGATCCTGTCGATGCCCAGCTCGCGAGCTCGGAGATTGACGCCGGCAGCGTCCCTGCTGCGTTCAGGCCGCCCATGATCGATCCGTCGAGAGCTATCGCCCGGACGCCCGTCAGATCACTGCTGCCGATCGGCTGCAGCGTGTCGTCAGCCCAGCCCTGCCACCAGCCGACGTGTGGCACTGTGCTCGGTCGCGAGCTCTCGTAACTGCTCCAGATCGCTTCCAGATCAATCGGCCCGTAAAGCCCTGACGAATACCTGCCGGCCCAGTCGCTTCCTCCGTGCGTCCAGCACACGGCCACTGGTGGACAATCCGCCGCCTTATCAGCGTCAGACGTGTCGCCGGCCCAGGTGAGTGAGTGAATCACCGGATCGTCGATTGATTCGCATTCGTGAGCGTTGTTCTCGTGCTCGTGACGAACACCCGGAACCGTGATCGATTCGCCGTTGTATGTGACGTCGAACTCTTCTGGTGCCGTGCTGCGGTACCAGGCTCCGTATGTCGCGTTCAGCTGGTCTTTCGTCGGAGTGAGCCGACTTCCGTCTTCGTTAAACAGTTCGTCGTAAATGATGATTGTGGGTCGCTGCACGGGCCAGGTTGCCACCGCCTGACTGCGAGCACAGCGAATGCAGCCGATGTCGATGGCCAGCGGAACGTCAACCGTCGGATCGCTCGGGTAATAGGCCGACGAGATCAGGCCGGCACCTGCGGCATTCCAGTCCTCGTTAAACCCGAACGCCACCGGGTCGCCGTCAGCAGACACCCAGGAGTTGAAGCTGCTCAGCGTGTGCCGGTACGCATAGCCAGCCTCGACCGCATAGAGCACCCCATCGCGAACCGGCCCCAGCTGGAGCACGTTGTCGACGGCACCCGCGTCCAGATCACGCACTCTGGCTGTCCAGCGTCGTGCGTAGTAGCCGCCGAGCCCGGCCGGCGGGTCGTCACCCGTGTACCAGCTCGGCTTCTCGTAGATGAACTCTGACGATTCCTCGAGCAGCGTCGGCGCGGCGATTGTCGTCGCCGCGTCCCGCATCTCATCGAGGAACTCGCGATTCTCCGTGTCGAACCGCAGCCGCCAGAGCAGCGACGTCGGCCCTTCCTGCCAGTCGAGCAGCTCATGGTGATACAGCGGAAACGTCCGGATGTCGCGGCCGCCCGTGCCGCTGAAATCCCGGTCGCCTCGCCATCGAATGACCGTCCTGGCGTGACACGTCAGACAATCGAGACAGTCACCGCAAGCGGCCCCGGGCAAGCTGACTGTCGGGCTCATGCGACGCCCTCCGGAATGCAATCACCCTCGATCACCTGCCACTCGTCGCCCCACTTCAACGCGTACAGGACGCCGCTGGTGATGCTCAGGGACGCCGTGCGGTCGAAGTAGAAACAATCTTCGCGATCGCTCGACATTACGCTCGGGCAGTCGTCAGGAGCGTCGGCCGTCGGCAGTGTGTCGCAGAGCAGTTCCGTCCGCAGTCGGTCAATGATCTTTCGCGACCTGCTGACGGCGGTGATCGGACTGCCGGCCCACACTCGCGATCGTCCGTACTCGAGAGAGTTTGTCGGCGCCCACGGGTCCGCGGGAATCAGCGGCCGCAGCGTAATCTCGGCCCATTGCCAGGAATGATCGAACCGGTCCGTAATCAGGCAGTCGATCCTGATCGGCAGCTCTTTCCAGATGCCTTCCTCGGTCTGCAGGTCACAGAAATCGACGGCGGGATCGTCAAGCCGCTCCAGCTCTTTCGGGTGCAACGTCCACTGGCTGGTAATCAGCCCGACAATCCGGTCCTGGCTGAATGCCCCCTGCCGATGTAGCTGGACGAGCATTGTGTCGACGCCGAATTCCGGCCCGACAGAATGGACGAACGTCTTTCCCGTGCCCGCGTCAATCAGGACGTGATCGTCAAACCCGGTCTGGTTCCACGCGACAAAGCCCGCGAAGCAGTAGGCGTGTCGCTGCTGAACCCATTCGAGATAATTGTCAGCTGCCGCCTTTGCGAAGCGGAAATACCGGTCGCCGTAGAACTCATCGTCGATCAGGCCGGCCGCCTGATTGGCGTGTGTGTCCGATCGATTGATTCGGTCGAGATGCCACTCGCGATCGATTTCGTCTGGATCTCCGTCACATGTTCCATCATCGATGATAATTTCTTCGGTCTCGTGCGAATCGTCGAACGCGTACCACTGACGGCCGACCCAGCTCGACACGAATATCTTGCGAGCCGAGCCCGGCACGATATTGAACGCGCCTAGCTTCTCCGTCAGAGCCCGCAGTGTCCGCGTTCCCGGTCCATGCAACGCCTGCGACCACGGATAGTCAGACGGCATGTCAGCCTGCTCTGTGACGTCGGCCGGCAGGTCAGCGTCGTCGTATTCGCAGAGCTTCCGGAACACAATGTCGATCACTTCCGGAGCCGTTGTCTGGTGATGAAACGGCAGTTTCGCGATCGCGTCGATCTTCAGCTTCTGCTTGAGCTCTGCCTCTGACGAATGCGGCAGCAGGCGAATCCCGCCGGCTACGATTGTTCGCTGCTCGAGGTTGATCTGGTGCCTGTTGAGTGACGACTCAGGATCGATCAGTCGTAGGTGACCGCTCCAGTCCCGCACGACTCGCCGGCCGCAGGAGTGAGCCAGGGCATCCAGAATCTCAGCCGCGTTGTGGTGCGGTCGATCGAGCTCGACGCGATCAGGATAGAACCAGGCATCCTCATCGATCGGGTCCGGGTCGAGGTAGATTCTGACAACCGCCTGGCCAGAGCCGGTCACCGTGTTGGTGCTTCCGCCGATCGTCACACCTTGCACGATGTTCGGGTCTGGAGGCGGTGGATCCTCATCGAGCTCGCCGAACATGGCCGCGCGAGAATCGAGCGAGTACCGAATGATTCGGAGCCAGCCGTTCCACGTCTCCTTGATGGTCGTCGAGGTTTCCGGAACGCTGGCATCCGAGTCGAGCAACGACTCCGGAATCCGTGCCGGCAAGCTGGCCCACTGCCAGAAGTATCGAGCGTCAACCAGTGGCAGGAGCCACAAATCGGGATCCGGGTCCGTGCGGTCGATCTGCACTGTCTGGTCGATGATCGCCACCGGTTGCGGTTCCAGCGGCGTCATGCCGACAGACAGCACAGAACGCCCCTCGGCGTCCGTGCTCACGGCATCCGGGGAAATCGTCCCGTCAAACTCGGAATCGCCGATAACGAGCTGCTGCGGTCGCAGGTATCGCAGGTCGCCGCGTTTGTTGAACTGCTTCAGCACTTTCACCAGCTGCTCGCGATCGAGAATCGCGACAAACGTCGCGAACCTCGCCGCACCAGTCGGCCAGTGCAGTTGATTCGGTTTCAGCGGAGGTGATTCCGGATAGTTCGGTCGCGGCAACGGAGTCGCCGGCTGCGTGTCGCCCACGGAACCGGACCGGTCCGCAGTACGCACGATCGTCGGCCCCGGAAAGAGTCTCGCCCTGTCCAGTCCCGTACGCTCGCAACGCGTCGCGGCCTCGCCGTACGCATCGAGCAGCAGATTGACGCCCGCGAATCGGATCATTTCTCAGCAGTGTCCTGTTTCCGCCCGCCGAACCCGGTTCCAGTTCGCTGCCAGTGCGGATTTTTCTTTCGCGCTGGAGCTGGCGCCGGTTTCGGTGGAGCTGCCGCTGGTTTCGGCGTTGTGGTGGTCTTTTTTTCGTCGCTCATGTCGTCAGATCCCATTCAAAGTCCGTTGAGAACGTCAGGGCCAAATCCCCGACCTTTTCGCCGTTTCCTTTCTGCGGCGGATCGCTGTGAACCGGCTGCAGAGCGTTGATCACGATTCGCTCACTGCTGTCGTTCACCGGCACCCATGTTGCGAGAGCTTTCAGGACCAGCCGCTTGAGCTCCAGCAGTCCTTCGACCGAATCAGTCATCCAGTCCTCGGAGCTTCCCGCCTGATCGGTGCGACGGTTCGAGAACAGGATGACAGTTGCTCCGGTGTGCTCGACCAGTGAGTGATGTCCGCCCCCTGTGAACTCGGCATCGTCATACGCGCCCTGCATCGGCAGGACAGCACCCCAGATGCCGTTGCGCTTCGATGACTGCTCAGCCTGCTCGGCAGACGCGACCAGCGTCAGTGTCGTCGAATTGAACACGCTGACCTGATCGCGCAGACGTGCCACGATGGCGTCGAGAATCGCCTTCTGAGTTGTTGCAACACTACCCGCGGCCATCAGCTCACCACCGTGTCAGGAATCGTTTCGGAGCCGCCTGAGTCGCTCGGCAGCAGCAGGCCCAGACCTGCCAGATCGAATGTCCGCTGCATCCACTCATGCAGCAGGCCAGCGCGGTCGTTGGTGACCGTGATCGTCCAGGCGTCGTCGATGCGGAACTGCTGATTGCCGGCAAATGCGGCCGCCAGCGGCCCGCCGGGATAGAGCTCTGTCATCTGAACCAGCGACAGCTCGTCAAAGTAGACTTTGCGAGTGCTCGGCGGTGCTGTGCTGAATCGAACCCGCAGGAACACCAGGTCTGGCATTTTCTTCGGCGTCCGGAAAATCGGATCGCCGGACGCCAGGACGTCAGCCAGTGCCTGGAATGACGTCGTCAGGTCCGTGCAGTTGACCGTCAGTGTGTTTGCGTTGCCCTGCTCGTCGTTGATCACGGTCCCGCTGATGCCGTCCACCAGCGACAGCTGGATCACTCCCGACGCCGCGGCCGTGTTCACCGTGATGAAGCAATTCGCGGCGTAGGCCGTCTCTGGCTGCAGCGTCGTCAGCTTGTAGTCGAGCTGCGTCAGCGTGCTCGCGTCCGACTCGAAGTAGATCGCATAGCTGCCGGCATAGACCTGAGTGTCGCCGCTGGTCGTCGTGTCGTGAGTGATCGCCCCGCTGGTTGAGCTTCCCTGTGTCGTTGTTGTGATCGCCCCGCTGGCCGTCGATCCCGTCAGGCTCGCCGTGCTGTACGTGAAGTCTGCGACGTCCTGCGCTGCCAGTGCTCCGCTGAACGTCGCCGTCCAGGGTCCGCCGTCCGAACCCGTCACGGAGAATGTTGCGATCCCAAGAGCATCGAGAGCCGCCTCGACGGCTGCCGCGGTCGCATCCCAGTCGATCGCCGACGTCGTGCTTGCGGAGTGCGTCAGCGTGAACGTGCCGCCCTCAGTGTTGCCGAGCGTGATCGTCTGCTGCTCGTCGATGCCGGCCGATCCCGTCTGCGTCTCGGCGATGGAATACTTCAGTTTGTCGTCATCGACGTCGATCAGCGAAACATCGCCGAGAGACGATGGAAACGTGATCGTGACCGGTGTTCCGGGAAGCGGCCCACCTCCGCAGGTTACCGCACTCAGCCCTGTAATCGTGCGGAGCTGCGTCTGCACGTCGGCCGCTGCGTCGTTGTAGTCGATCGTCACGGTCTCGCCGCCGTACGTCAGGTCGATTGTGCCCTGTGTAGGTGTGCCAGCGACTGTCAGCGTCTGCACTTCGGATGTGCCACCACTACCACCATTCTGCTGCACCGTGATGATCGCGTCGCCAGTCGGGAATGACTGCTCCCCGACACTGAACGTACCCATGTTCGTTTCGGCCAGATCGTTAACGAACTCGATTGCGAAAACCTTATTCAAGGGTGACGTCACGATCCCGGTGACCGTTACGTTGCCGCTTCCGATTGCCGAAATCCCCTCTAGCGCTGCCTGCACCGTCGAGGGTGTCATGGTGTCCCAGGAGATTGCCGCACTGTACTCGCTGCCCGGCAATTTCAGCTTAAAGTTGCCACTCAGGTTTGACACACCACCGTTATTGCCATCCTGCACTTTGTTGGCTGCGTAGGAACCCCCACCGGTCAGGTTGGTGCTGTCGACTGTTGCATCAGTGACGTCCGCCGCGTTTGCCGTCAGAAAGTAAAACGCGGTTTGTCCGGTGCCCGACGTTGTCGAGTCGGGCGAATACGTCATCAGTGCATCATTTTCAGCCGACGCGTGCGCGTCGTTCCAGGCCTTTGCGATTTCGTAGGCTGTCGCATTGTAGGCAATGTTTGTGACCTGATCCCCATTGACCGTCAGGTCGAACGTGCCGCCGCTAACCGTTCCTGTCTTGTCGATCGTAAACTCTTCCGCTGTGAGCGGTGCGTTCCACGTTAGGAACTGGATTTCGTTTGTCCCTGCAGTCCCTGGCGTCGTTTCCGCCATGCTGGCCGACATACTGCTCGTCAGGCTAGTCACGTCAACGCCCATCAGATTGACAGCTGAATTCGCCAGGCTGCCCGTGAACTCGATCGTCGTCGCTGCCGGCAATGGCCCGCTGCCGATCGTCGTCGTATCCACTCCGTCGATCGCCTCGATGGCCGTGTCCAGTGTCGCGTTGCTCGCGTTGTACGCGATGGTTCCCGATTCTTTGCCATCCAGGCTCAGCGTGAATGTTCCCCCGCTTGCTCCGTAGAGCGTGAGTGTCTGGATCTCGTTCTGGGCGGGAACACCTTTGACCGCTTCGGTAATCGTGATCGATGGCGTCGAGCCCGTGAGGCTTCCGGCGTCGACCGTTCCGTTTTCGATGTTCGTTTTCTCGAGGTTGCCCGCGAACGAGATCGTGATGTCGGTATCCGGCAGGTCACCGCCGGTGCAAACGACGTCGCCGGACACTGGTGTCGTCAACGCCTCGATAGCCGTCTGCACGGTCGCCGCTGTCGCGTTGTACGCGATCGCCCCGGTCGTCTCGTCGCCGCTGCCAAAATCCCAGGTGATCGTAAACGTGCCGCCCTCGGCATTCGTCAGCGAGAGCACTTGCACCTCGTTCGTGCCGCTGGCTCCTGTCATCCGATTCGTTGACGTCAGTTGCGTCACGTTGCCGCCTGCGCCAAGGAATGTGATCGTGTGCGTGTAGTTCGGATCGGTGCCGGTCGCCGTGACCGTGACGCTGCCGAGCCCGTCGAGCTTCCTGAGAGCTGATTGCACTGCCGACGCGTTCGCGTTGTACGCAATCGGGTCCGTCGTCTGCGTCTTACTGTCGGAGTTCACGTAGTGAAGCAGGTAATACCCGCCCGTCGGCGTGCCGCTGACCTCGACCGTCTGCACCTCGGGCGAGGTGAATTTGACGTCGACGCCCGGGCTTCCGACCGAGCAGATAAACCCTCGCGGCAGATCGCCCTCCGTCGTTTTCTTGTCGAAGCCACCTTCCGATATCAGGCTCGTCGATGGCGACGTTACGGCCAGCGTCGCGCTGGCTCCGCTGGTTCCAGGCCAGTCGACGTCGAACGCATCCAGTGCCGCACCCTGCGAAATTGTCAGCGCAGTGCCAACGTCGTTCGCCGCTTCGACCGTGATTGTTTCCGCGATCGCGTGCTCCTGTACGAGCCCGTCGCCTCGCTTCTCTGTCGCGACCACCAGCCCATTGCCGTCAGGGCTCCCGCTGGCAGCTGCAGTCACGCCAACGGCCGACGCGTCGACGGAATCTGAATCGTTCTCCATCTGCTCTATCAGCGTCTCCAGGGCGGTCGTAATGTTCTTCGACGCCAGTGCCGCGTCCTGGTCGAAGACCTCGATCAGGTACTCTCTGGCGACCGTCTTCAGCGTGCTGAGCGTTCCATCGGCCCCGCCAATCATCGCGGAGTCAGCATCTTTAACCCCCGCGATGATCGCGGTCAGGTCGATGTCATCCGCGACGTTTTCGAACTGAGTGACGATATCCTCGATCTCGTCTCGGACCGTTGTCCCGGCTGCCGTGACCGTCACGCTCATTGCGTGAAAGATCCGCCCCAGAACGTCGAACAGGCCGGCCGATCCGTCTTGAAGTGTTACTGTCATCGAGCCGTTTCCAGCTCAGTCCGTCGCCTCGGTACGTCCGATGGCGTCAGGGTTCCTCATTTCCGATCAGGTCTTCCGCCTTGCGATCTGCGAATGCAGGATCTTCCCAGGGATTGTTGCCAATCGGCAACTTGTCCTCGTCTTTCGGGACGACAGACAGAGCATACTCGATTTCAGCAATAACCGTAAAAATGTACTTGTTGTCTGCGGTTTTCCTCGGGTCCTGGGGCGTTACCGCATAACGCAAGCGTCTGGCAATTCCGCCCAGGAACCTGTAGCTCCGTTTCGGCTTAGGCAACACGGGCTGACGCCCGACCCGCTGTGCCTCAATCCTGATGATTCGCCTCGCGGCAGGCGGTGCCAGATTGACGACAGACAGACTACTGCCACCACCTGACACTCCGACCCCAGCAGTCAGCCCGGCAATCGGCAACGCTGCCCGGTGGTCGTCTGTCTGATACTTGGAATCAACTTTCCAGACGGTATACGGATCTCGCCGGTGAGCCTCACTTAGTTTGTCCGGCAGGTTCTCCTCAATGTCTTTGACGACGTAGGCATTGACGTCCGGCTCGCTGCCTGTGTCCTCGTCCTCGTCGCCACTGGTGATCTCTGCCGCGCCGATCATGCGGTGATTCTCGTCGCATGGCGTCTGCAGATAGGCCGCAAACGCTCCGACGATCGGAATTGGACCGGACACAAAAATCGGTTCGTCGTTGTAACCACCAATCGACAGATTCGAGTTGTAGTCGTCAACAACGCCCTCCAGGTCATTCTTGTCGATCGGCTTGCCCAGGTTCGCCGCGATCATGCCGAACGTCGTTCCGACGCGCCCCTCCGCAGCCGGGACTCGCGACACGGTTGCCGACAGGTTCACCGAGTTCTCGTTGTCGCCGTACGAGTCGACAAGCTCGATGTGCTCGATGATCGTGGCATTCTTCTCGATGTCACCATTCATCAGGCGAGCCTCGAACACCGCTGTCGCAATTTCGATCAGCCTCGCCTTGTCGACGTCGCGCGGCCCGGCAAGATAAATGTCGATCGAGCTGCGGACGCGGCCCATGCGGTCGCTGCCGACCTCTCGGTGCGTGTATCGCCAGCTCGTCGCTGGCCGCGGTGGCGCGAACGCGACTTCGCGATCAGCGATCTGGTATTCCAGAATTCGCGCATCTTCGCTGACTCGGAACGTCATCGACTGCCGCCGAAATCCGATCGTCAGCCTCGGCACGACCCAGTTGCGCAGTGTGTGCGGGTTGAAGTTGCCAACGCATTCCAGTCGTCCGGTGAATGTTCGCGTCGTGTAGAAATTCTGGTCGACCGTATCGATGCAGCTCCAGCGATTGCTGAGGATGCCGGTCGTGTTCCCGGTCGCGTTGCCGTCTGCGTCGCATTCGACCTTGCAGATTTCAATCTCGAACTCAACGCGCAGGGCTGTCGAGCCTGCGATCTGCGTGATTTCGCAGCGTTTCGGCTTTGGCCCATTGTTGACGTCGTACTGCTGCGATGCCGTTCCGGTGTCACTCGAGAGCAGCGGGACGCGACCAGTGAGAGGTGACGCTCTCAGGATTTCATTGCCCCCGCCGATCTCCATGCGGAACTCGCCGCGCGGCTTCAGCAATAAGCTGCGAATTGCATGATGCTGGATCGTGCTGTCAGGCAGGACAGACGGCATGTTCGGGTAAGACGAATAGACCGCGGAAGTGTGATCCGCAATCACGCCCTGCGCAACGATCGTGAAGCGATGATAGACCAGGTCGGTGCCGCTTTGGTCGTAGACGGCATCCTGCTGAAATCGTCGTGTGAGCACGTTCGTCAGCGTGACGCCGTTGTAGGTGAGAGTTGTCACGCCTTGCATTCGTCGCTCGCCTTTCGACCCCTGAACGCACTCAGCCCTTCAATCCCGCCCCCGTAAACCAGTCCCGTCTCGATGGACTGCAGAATCTCATCCCAGCTGAAATCATTGCAGTTCGCAGCGCCCAACAGCATCGATATCGCAACGACCTCGAGCGTTCGAACCAGTCGCCAGACGGGATGCGAATCAGGCAAGTCCCAGATTGTGCGACCGATGGACGTCATTCGGCACCGCCTTTGGTTCTGGTGGCGTGCCCCTTCTCGACTTGTGTCTCAGCAACGCTCTGCAAGTCGCCCTCGGCGTTCGTGAACCAGACGTCGCCGACGAAACGGCCGAACGTCAGCAGATCACTCGCGCGATGTGAGCCCGGTATCTGCAGCGTGACCCGCTGACCTGCCATCAGCAGACGCCGCAGGTTGTTGGCCGAGTCGATCGCGGCCGCCTTGACCTCGGGATCCTTTGCCCGGAGCTCTGGCGCCCAGCAGTCTTCCAGGCGGATCGACATTTCCGGCAGCAGCGGCTGAACAACCAGTGTGTCGCCGTCGATAATTCGCACGACGACCGCATCTGTAACAAGGCCACGCTCGGGAGGCTTCTTTTTCATATCACCAGAGCCTCCGCGTACGACTGCGCCGCATGGTCCGAGAACGTGTCACCCAGCGAGTAACTGGTGAACTTCAGCCAAGCCAGATGCCAGAATGACGGCTCAACGATAGCCCCCTTCTTCTGCCGCACGTAGCAGAGCCGGGAGAGATGCTGGAACCCGCGAAAGACTGGCAAATGCGGGACGCCGTCATTGCTGTGCCAGTGATACCAGGCTCCGCTGATTGCGGGGTGAGGCCTTCGGTCCTTAAACGTCTTCGGAGTCCCGAACGTGTAGCATTGCCGCACCGTCCGCTGACAGGCCGCAATGTTGGCGATGGCCCCGCCCTGGGAATGCCCTGTGACATGAATTCGCCGGTCTCGCAAATGGTTGTCTTCAACCAGTTCAGTCAGCGGTCGAGCCAGTTTCAGATACTCGCGCAGAAATCCATTGTGAACGCGGTATTGCCCCATCTGGCCGGTTGATCGGTCCGCGTTGGCTATCCAGTCCTCAGCCGTCGGGTTGCTGCCCTCGAAGGCCATCACGACGTCCTGCTGATCCCAGAGAACGAGCATCGACTGTGAGCCGTGCGTAATCCTCTCGCAGCCGTCGGCCCGCCAGTAGGCGGCAATCTCTTTCGGCAGCATCAGACAGCTGCGGTAAGCCTGCACGCTCATCTGGGCGAATCGCCAGGCGAGTGCCTGCGACCAGTCGTCGCCATGCAGGTCAGATTGACAGCCTTCAAAGATCACGGACGCCGCTCCAGATCGCGAACACGACTTTCCAGAGACTGCAGCTGTCGCTCGATGTGAGCTGGCACATCAGGCTGGTAATTGTCCAACTTCGCGCGAATGGCGCTCACTTCAGACTGCATTGACATAGCCCAGGGGACTGCGCCGATGACCGTCGCCATGAACCCAGAACACAGAAGCCCGATTGCCCACGTCAGGATTGTCAGGCGAGTTTCCGAAACTGGCACGTTTTCACGTCTTTCTACTGCCGTTGCAGGCATCGTTTTTCGATCCAGTCAGTAGAGATTTTTGAATTGCCCCGGCAGTGAGTTTGGTCGCTTCTGCCGGGGCTTTTTTCGTGTCGAAAGACCGCCGCCGCTTCGCCGCCATCGGGGCACGAAAAAGCGGAACCCGCGACGGCGGCCTATGCGGTTACGGACTGACGTCCGGTATGACGGGGCCACCTCCAGCAGTCGCTTTGGATGTTGCCGTCGGATCGTTCGATTGTTCGTTTCCAGCCGCGGTGTTCGCCGATGAAAACGCGTTGTTGGCGTTGTAGTAACTCGTCAGGTTCGTCGGCCAAGGCTGGAGCTCCGGCAGGTTTGTCACCGGAATGCCCTCGCGAAGAACGCGCAGACGATCCTCGGTAAAGACGTGGCCAAGATGCGGCACCGTGTCGACCATTTCTATCGACGTGAAGAACTCGGCCGGGTTGTACTTCGCCAGTTCTTCCTCGCTCAGAATGAAGCCGGGCACCTGCGTCTCTTCCTGAGTCTTGCCGAACAGGTCTGTCGCCAGGTTGCGATAAAGCCGCTTCATGTACTTGCCGATCTCAGCAGCAAACTGCGAACTGATCTCCATCGGCTTACGGTTCTCGCTGTGCTGCATCGCTTCCGCGAGCATCATCATCACCAGGCTGGCCCATTCCCGCATGAAACGATTTCGGACCTTGAAGTAGGGCACCGGGTAAACCCGGAACACCTCACCGGCCGGCTGAACGTGTTTCGGCTCCAGGTTCGACTCGTGCGGATCCAGAGCTCGCGCGGCAACGAGCTGACCAAAGCGGATATAGAGCTTGTGGACGCGTCGCACCGTATTGATACTCGGCGGCGTTGACAGGTCCGCATCCTCATGGTGCATGATCGAAAACAGATTGACTCCGATCACGCGAGTCAGCTCGACAATCGTCGGATTCAAGCTGCCGACGTCGTCAGAGAAATTCGGTACGGCATAGCCGAGCTGGCCGAACTGCTCCACGTTGTACCAGAGGATCGCGTCGGTATTCATTACTGGCATGGTTAGGGTGCCCCTTGTGCTGGTGCAGTCGATGGTATAGGTCTCATGCCTGACAGAAACTGCTGCACCAGCGACAGCTCTGCCTCGAGAACTTCCTGAGCCCCCGGATACCGTCTTCCGATCTGTCGCCGAGCTTCGTCGTGTGCTCGTGCGTAAAATCCATCGTCTGTGTTGACCCAGTTCAACGCTGGTGCCGTTGCCGGGATGTTGTTCGTGATCGTTGGCTGTTGCGGCCTGATGTCTTCCGATCGGTAGGGCTCACTCGGCACGTTTGGAGCCTGTGCTCCAGCATTGTGCCCACCGTATGGCTGCTCGCGTTTTCGTCGTCGTCGGGCCATCAGAATCTGCCAGACAGCGAGCCCAGCCGCGCCCGTGCCACCGGTCGCCCCGGTGATTGCCGCCGATGCCCACGGGTTGCTGACGACCGCATCGACGAGACTGATTGCCTTGTCGACCTTGCTGCGGTCGGCCGACGGCTGGTCAACACCGCCGGCCGTCGCTTCGCTGGTCGTGGTGCCCGCAGTCTCTGATCCGATCGATTCGGTCGAATCGTTTTTCGGCGGAGCTGCGGGCGTCACCGTCCTTTCCGGTGCCCCTTTCAACTCTTCGGTGCCAGACGTCTGCGGCAATTCGGTTTGTGGCTGTGCGGCAATCGCCGGCCCGTCCCGCTGGTAAGGTTGCGGAGTGGTCGGCTCCCACTGCGAGGCCTGATTTCCGATCTGCGACCGTGCCCATCGATCCCAGTTCTGCCAGCCTCGGCTGTATCCGATCGCCCTCGCCCCATTTGGAGCCACGAACGCGGGAACGCCCTGCGGGCCACCAATCAGAGGAGGCGGCTCTTTGACGACGACGTACGGCAGCGAGTGTGATCGCGACAGATAGTCGCCCCAGAACTCTTTGCACGGCCCGCACCAGGGCAGCGAGAACATGCGAATCACGGGCTTGCGGATCTGGCCACGAAAGTGAGCAGACCAGACCTGTTGTGTCTCATCGAGCGGTTCGCCGAGCACATGCTCCCAGCGTGCCGATGGTGTGCCCTTCATCAGCTCAAGGAGTTTAGTTTTACCGTGACGCTTCAGCAGAAACTCGGTCAGCGAGACTGAGAACCCATAGAACGGAGCGAGATCATCGTCTTCCGGGTACGCCTGCGTGTCGATGTCGTTCCAGAGCGTTACCGTGTCAGCTTTGCGAACAAGACTCTCGACGTATTCTGCGGAATCATTGCCGCGTTCAAACAGGCAGGCCGCCCCCTCGTCGAGCACTCGCGGAATCTTCCGGCCGATGATTGTGGCCCGCACCAGGTGGTCGACTTCGTGAGGGATCACGTCACGCAGGACCGACGTTCGTGGCCCTTTGAGCGTCAATCGGCTGATACCGGTGACCTGTTTGCCGACAGTTCTGAACGTCGCGTCGCCGCTCGTGCGGTCGCGTGTTTCGGTCCAGTAGATCGGCACGGGCTCTGGCCAGTCGGGCAATCGTTGGCCAGTCCAGTATTCGGCCGACTTGATGCGAGCCAGCTCGGCCGCTTCGAGAAATTCCGGAGGTGTGTTTGCCGCAACTCCGACAAAATTGCCACCGCTGACCGCGCCGCAGAGAAGCGTCAACAGCCAGATCGCGGTCGCGATGATTCTCAGAATGTACTGCATGGTTTCGTGCCCTCCAGACTGGCGACCGTGTAGCAAATCACGCGAGCGATTGTCGAAGTTAGAATCCTCGGTCTTCCCACTGCGGATTGATCGGGTCGCGTTCCTGCACGCCATGCGCCGCCTGGTGCTGGCCGATCTCCCGCAGGGCTTTCACGAACTCACGGCCTCGGGTCTCGACTTCCTCGGGCTTGTTCAGGTTCTCCCGCATGTCTTTGACGTCTTTTTTCAAGTCTTCCAGGTCGACACCCGGGATCGCATCAACCACCTGGACAACAGCCTCAAGAACGTCAACGCGGAACTCCTTAAAGTCCTTGTAGAACTCTGCGATCGTCTCGACACCGCCCGCCCCCTTGCTGGCGATCCAGTTCAGAGCGTTCGACATATCGGTCTTCAGCGGCAGCAATGCCTGCTCCATGTCACCGATGGAATCCGCGAGCTCGGCCGCGGAATCCTGCGTCGCGGCGCCGAGCTGTGTCTGGTGATGAATCCGTCGCACGTCGAGCTGAGCCATCGCCTGGGCGATCGTGCCGTTGTAGTCACCGAGTCGTCGGTTCGATTCGTTGACCGCCTGCGCGAACGATTTCAGGGCCGTCGTGATCGTCGGCAGCAAAGCTGCGAGCAGAGTGACGCCGGCAATCAACATGCCGACAGGGCCGCCAGCGGCTGCCATGCCCCGCAACGCACCACCAGTGCCGGTCACAGCCGCAGTGCGACCGACAGCCCCCAGACCGGTTCCAGCAGCCTGCAGGCCTCGCTGACCGGCTCCGACGAGAGCACTGCCGAGCCTCGTCCTGGCAAACTTCGTTTGCCCCAGACGCTGCGACAGCTGACGAGCTGCCCGCTTGCCACGGATGCCGAACCCTCGGAACGCATTGCGGTAACGCATCGCTCGCGATGTCCGGGCTCCCGGCTGGCCTCGCTGCTGACGCTCCTCCCGACTTACCGGAAGGAGCCTGTCGACGATTCTGCGGGACAGTGTGCGACGTTCGCCAGCTGCGCGACTGCTGCCCGCTGTGCTGCGGTTCTCGTCCCTGTCGTTGACCTCGACGGTAATCTTCGCCCCAGGCGGAACGGAAGCCGCTTCACCTGGCGACAGCGTCTCGGCCTCGTTCGTGTTGCTCTGCGATTGTCCGAACACCTGCTGTGCTGACAGGCTAAGCCGATGGACGATGCTATCCCGATTCTCAACACCGCGGATCGCCATCCCTGCTGTCGCGTCTTCAGGCATCGACGCCAGCGTTCCCAGTCGCGCGATCTTCGGCTCCGGCTCGGTGGATGGCTGGCCGATGTTCGTGACCTTCGGCTCCGGTTGCGTCGCCTGCTGCCCAATCGCTGGAGTCTTGGACTTCGGCAGCTCTGGAACCTTCAACCGCTCCGCTTCCGCCGGCACGGCCGCAAATCGCAGCTGATTCTTCCGGAACGAAACTTCGCCGGTTTTCGCGGTCTCGTACGGGATCCCGAATTCGGGCGCGTACTGCCGAACCGCTTCCGGAGTAATCCCCAGCGTCTGGCTGGCTGTCTGCTCGTTGACTCGCGGGCCGGCGTCGATCTTCGCCTCGACCTTCGCGATCACGGTCGCGACTCGATCGAGCACGCTCGCCAGAACTGTCTTCTGCTCGCGTTCTTCCTGCGGCCGCGGATCGTAGCCCTGACGGTCTTCCCGGCTCTTGTCCTGCACGGACTGGAGCATCAGGCCGGGAACTACCTGAGCGATCGACCGCCATGCCCAGGATGCCGCCGAGCCTTTCCTTTGCTGCCGTTCTACGTCGTCAGATTCGATGTTCTCAGGCATTCGGAGCTCCGTCGGTGTGCAATCGAGCCTGTTCGTTGATTGCCTTCTGTGCCTGATGTGCTTCGTGCATCGCTTTCGCTTCGGCCGAGTCGTCTGTCATGGCCTCGAAAACGAATAACGGCACCTCGCCACTCAGAGAGCAGGTCAGTGCCGTCAATGTTCCCAGCCCTTGCCGCGTGATCGTGCGGTCGAGATTCAGGTAGAGTCCGACTTGCTCCTCGTAGCTGAGTTGTCGTTGGACGACTCCGTTCCCGTAGGCTCCGACGACGTCTGCAAGTTGTTGGGCGTTTTTTTTTGAACTCCGAGCCAGCCAGTGAATGCAGCCAGCAGATCGAGGCATTCCGCCTGTGTCAGCCCGCTGGTTCCATCAAACGGTTTGACGTCGAACGCCGCACAAACGGCGTCCTGCGTCAGCTGGTAGCCCTCGATGCTGACCTCGTCAGACGCCGAATCGCATTGTTTCGGAGTCCGTGACCAGTCGAATTCCTTGTGTGATTTGAGAGCCGCCATCGCGAGCATCGGATCGATGCGTCGAATGCGAGTCCCATCCCAGTACGGAAAGACCGCCTTGCGACGGTCCGCAATCCGTTTACGCAGCCAGTTGAACATTCAGCGTGCCCCTGAACGTGACTATTACGTGTCGGTGGTGTTGAAAATGACGCCCGTCGAGGAGTTCTGATGGCATTCCCAGCTCATCTGAACGCCGCGGAACTTCGTTCCTTTGTTGAACGAGATCGAGCCGCGCGGGAACGCGATCGGGTAGTTGCGAGGGTTGTTCGAACCGCTCGCGTAGTCGTCCGGGTACAGCAGCAGCCGGAACGCGTTCGACGACATAAACGTGCCAGAGTTGGGCAGCGTGCCGTAGGTTCCGCCGTAGACGCCTGGCGCCACTTTGCTGAGAATCGCATCGTCGAACTTTGTCAGCGTGAACTGGACGATATGAAGCTCGCCAAAGTATTGGACGTCGCCAGGTGGACCCTCCGGACCACCATTCAGGTCCGTCGGCACGTTCCCGTGAAACTTGCGTTCTTCGAGACGAACGCCGTCAGCGGTGTAGCCGAGATCCTCGAGTGCGTTTGATGTGCCGGTGTCGACTTTGATCAGACACGGGCCATCAAAGAGGTATTCCATTGCCATCGTGAGCGTCTCCGCTCAACCGTTGGACTCGGTTCTTCCGATGCCCTCCGTCTGTATCAGTTGACTCCCGGCAAATTGACGCCCGGGTAGTAGTTCTGTGTCCGGTCACGAATCAGGCCGGGCGTTGTTCTCTGTGCCAGCGTTGGCGTTTCGAGGGATGCCTGAGACGCCGAGACGTTGTCGTCGAGGTTGAACAGGTTTTCGCCGCGTCGCAGCTTGTCGAGCTGCTCCAGTGCCCAGGCGGTGAATCGCTCGTACCGATCCGGATCGAAATCGAATCGCCGTTGTTCCAGCTGACTGGCCGCCAGCTGGCAGACAATCCGCTTGAGCAAAGCCAGCGAATTGCCGGTCAGCGCTGCGAGCTGCGTGGCCGTGTAGCGACCGCCAACAATCAACGCGGCTTCGACCATGCCGGAAGCGTCATCGAGAGCCGTCAGTGCGTTGGTGTCGGTATTCAGGTCAGCCAGATCGACTGCCGCACCGGAATCGCTGACGAGTTCGGACAGCGTCCGCTCGTCGAATCGTTCCCGCATGTCTGCGACAGTCGCGTAGGCCATTGCTCAGCTTTCAGAACAAGGGGCATCCCTGCCCCGATCAGCTCCCTCCTGGGCTTTCGTCGATTAGCCGCCGGTCGTGGTGAACAGGAACCCGGAAACCGGGGCCGTCATCACCATGTCCCAGTCTTCGACCACACGACCGGTCACCCGGCGGTTGTCGGTGTCTTCCTTGGTCTCGACAGTGAACTCTTCGAGCATGAAGCACGTCAGCGTGCTGAAGCTCGGAGCACCTTCCTGCCCTTCGAGTCCGCCAGGACGGGCACACATGACAGCCGAACTGTCGCCCATTACGAACGATCGAGCTGCTGTCGCTCCCTTGCGGGATGTCGTGCGGGCCGTCTTCTCAACGACGACCTTGTAGCCGTGAATCGTCGGCGGCAGGCCGAACTTGGCGTTCGCGTTCGAGAACTTGCCTTCGCCGCTGATGTAGTGCTTCGCATCGGGCGACTGCTTGATCATGTCGACGATTTCCGCCGTCAGAGCCATCTGGCGAGCCAGACCGGGACTGAGGACGAGAATCAGATCTTCCGGATCGATCGCCGACAGCGTGTCGAGCATGATTATCTCGGCCGCGTAATCGAGCGATCGCTTGATGTTCTGGTTCGCAGCGGTCGCCGCCAGCCAGTTGCCTGAGTTGCCGGTGATGCTCGCCGTGTCGCTGGTGTGCGAGGCGGCATAGTTGCCGGACGTCGTCAGCGTGGTCACCGCAGCCAGCGTTCGCGCGGTCATGGCCTTCTGGCCGTGAATCCGCAGGTGCTGCGCCTTGATGTCCCAGTCGGCCTGATCGACAGTCTGAGTGCCGAGGCGGAACGGGTAAGCCCGGCGATCGGTCAGGAACTGCTTGAACTCGAACTGTTCCGTGCCGTCGCTCCCATCCGGAGCGTCAGCACCGTCCGGCCAGAGATACTCGGCTGCGTCTGTATTCAAAACGCGACCGGCCTCTTCGACCGTCATTTCGAGGTAGTAACCGGCCTTCTTCTTGACCGGAACGATCTGGCAGTATTCGGCAACGCCGAAAGACGCCGGATTGCGGGAGAAGTCAACAACCATGTTGCCAGTGGCTTCGTGGTTCTTGACGAATGTGTTTGTTCCCGATGGGAATTGAGCGGTCACGATAGAGCCCTCCAGGGAGGTGGCAGGGCTCGGTTGTTCCGATGCCGCTTTCTGTGTTTTTCAGTTGTGAAGTTGGACGCGATGAATCGAGAATCAGCCGCTGATTACGTTTCGGTTGTCAGCGTGAACTGTCGCAGGCGGACGGGAACGAGATCGCCAGAGACTCCGGACACGGATGCGACCGCGCCGATTTCTTCCTGAGTGCCGGCACCCTCGTCGGCTGCAATTCCCTTGCCGTTGGCGTCTGCCTTCAGCAGCGTCCCGCGGGCCACGGTTTCGCCGAGTTCCAGCAGTGGCTCGTCATCCGGGCCATTGCTGTCGTAGATCATCAGCGTCTCGCCTGATGTCGCCGCTTCGGTCGTGTTGCTGTTGTCCGGGATCGGCGCAGCTCGGCCGCCGAGCTGGCTGATACCGAGAATTCGGGCATCAGCGTCGGCCTGCAGAACAACATTGTCAGCAGCTCCGACCTTGACGAAACGTGCTCGGTGGATCGTGCCACCGGCCTTGTAAGCATTCGCAGGCATGGTTTACTCCCTGAAAAGGTGCCTTCGATGTGTATGAAATCCCGACTCTTGCCGGGCGTCAGTGGTTACGAGTTCGCTTTGACGTGCGCCAGTGCTTCCGCAAACGTGATCGAGTTGCCGGCCTGCCGCTGTTCCAGACAGTACCGCTCAGCCGCTTTGGCGGTTGCTTCGCGGTGCTTGTTCTCGGTTGCCGCATCGGACGCCGCAGGCGACGCCTCGACGGGAATCGCCGGCTCATTCAGCGGAGCCCGCTGGTAGTTCTCGGCGATCATTGTCAGGTGCGTCTCGTACGCCGCGTCATCGAACGACTTCGTGCGTTCCAGTTCTTTGTCGACGTCGAGGACGAAACCCTTTTCCCTGAGCTTGCTGTAGCGTTCGCGACGCTCTGCCGTTCGCTTGTCAGCTTTGGCTGTGTCACGCTCTTTTCGGAGCTCGACGACTTCGGCCTCGAGGCGTTCGTAGTTCTCACGCAGGACGCGATCGTTCGCGACGTCCTCCGCACTCTTCGAATAGTGCGCAGTGCCCATGTACCGGGCCCGGGCCTTCATGTAGCCCGCCTGCCCGTCCGGGCTCAGGCTCGCGTACTCTTCGCGTTCATCGTCAGCCATGCCGGTCGTCGGGTCTTCTGCGGCGGGTGCGGGAGCCGGTGCCGGATCGGCGGCAGGTTGAGGGGCTGCCGGGTCTTCTGCTGCAGGTGCCGCAGGCTCATCGACTGGAGCCGGGTCGACGGGCTCGGCCGGAGCATCGCCAACAGGAGCGCCGTTCGCCGGAGGCAGACCGCCATCGCCAGCGGCAGGATCAGCTGCAGCAGGATCCTGACCTTCTTCCTGCATCTTACGGAGCACCCACTGCATGGGCTCCGATTCCAGGATCGCGTTGACGATCTCGTTCGTGTCGTTGGCCTGCTGGTCCGGTGCGGCATTCGGATCCATTGAATCACCTGCGTCGTAATTTTCGGAGTTCGGAATTGTCACGCTGGCGGCCGCTGGAAACGCTGCGGCTGAATACCGCTCGACTTCCACCGACTCGCCATCGCGTTCGTACTGTGCCATGCCAAGTTCCAGACGCGGGGCTTGCGTACTGAGCGCCGCGATCGGATGGAAGAACCGGTCTTCCTTCTTCTGCTCGAGCCAGACTTCAGGCGACCGGTAAGGCATGTTCTGCGAGCGGTCGAAACGATCGTTGCGGTGGTGTTCATCGCAGAAGATCGCGTACCGCGGATTCTCGTTGCCGATCATTCCCAGCGAGAACGGGCCGCTGTATCCGAGCACGTCCGGATCACTCTTGCCCTGTGATCGTTCCTGGCGTGTCGGCGTGTGCCCGTCGCTGATCGGAGCAAAGTTGCCCGTGTCGCTGATTCGCTTGTTGCAGCGGTCAATAATGGCCGCCAGATCGTCGCGGCTGTACTTAACCGGCGTTTTTTCTGGACCCTCGGTCGTCTCGTGTTCCGCGAAGATGGGAACGCGAGCGACTCGCTGATATTTCTCCGGCGGGAACTGCTTCGCCGCCTTCTGCACAAGTGGGTCACCAGGGCCGCGGCCGCTGGATTCCCATGCGTCAAACATCGCTTCGTTTCGGAGATCCGTCTGCGGCATACTGCCCCGCATGGTCTCGTGGAAACGGACCGCGAACGCTGCCTGCGTTTCGTCGGGTCGCGGTGTCAGGGTTGGACGCATCTGTCGTGCCATGAAAAAAGCCCGACGCACTCGCTTGGAGTGTGCCGGGCTCGGTTGTTCCGATGCCTGGATGATCTGGTCCAGTCGTTAGATTTTGATGTGCGTCTTGTCTTCCTTGGTGACGCCTTCGATTCGTCCTCGTTGCAAGTGAACAACGATGCCGACAGTGCCGAAACTGCCCTGTTGGGCTGCCTGATCGATCGCCTGCTTGAGGCGATTAACAGCCACTTGCTTGTATCGTTCCTGTCGTTCTTTTTGTTCGTCGGTGCTCATGGCGGGGAGAATTACAGAAATCGCTGAGCGATCGTCAAACCTGGTTCTGAGCGAATGCTGCGTTGATCTGCGTGCGGATGGCTTCTGCCATCACGACGCGGCTGTTTTCGCTCATTCGTCGGCTGAAGAATGCTCGTTGCCCAGGGAGCGGTTGATGTCGCTCTTGATCCTCCCCTGGGCCGTCGCCTGATCCCAGAGTTTGCGGTTGCGCTGATTGAGCTCCCGCAGCTTCTCTGGGGTTATCTGGAACGGCCGTAAAATGGGATTCGAGCTCTGCTGCAAGCTCGCTGATGATGTCGTTGCGGCGTCTTGGTTCATCGGCCAATGCCTCCGCGTGTCGGTTGATGATGTCGCTGACGGTCCCACGATAGGACGATTCGCGGTTAAAGTCATCCAGGCGGCCCGCCAATCGCTTCGATTCTGCGCGATTCGCTGCCGCGTCGATCCGGTTGTGCCCTTCCAGCGTCTCGGCCGCCTTGTCGTTGCTGACGGCCTTAAACTTGTTGAGCTTGTTTGTGATCTGCCGCCGCACGGCTGTTACCAGATCGGCCCGCTCGACGTCGAGGTCTCTCTGTACTTCCTCGTTCCCGAACAGTCCGCCCTGCGTTTCCGTCCGCTTGCTGGCGAGCCCTGTCTGCCGGGCGATCTCGCCGACGATCGTATTGCTGATCTCGCGGCCGCCCTTCTCTTCTCTGGCGTCGATCTGCTTCGCGATGCGTTCCTGCGAGTCGTGATCGTCGACGTGCTGAGCGATCGCGATGGCCCGCCCCTGCTTCATCAGTCCGGTGGCGACCCGCTCGAACAGTCGCGGGCTGAGCTTCGACAGCGTGCCGGCGTCCTTCGCTACGCCTTGGGAAATGCTGACGCCCATGTCCTGCAGCTGCTCGAGGTTCATCTTCGCGTCACGCATGAACTTCGCCGCATCGATGGCCGTGCCGTTGCCGCCGGCAATGTTGACCAGAGCTCCGTACGCACGGGCTTCCTCGGCCGAGTCGGTGTCGAGCTGAAATACCGGCATCTGTCCCTGATGGCCCGACCGTTCCGCGAGCTCGTGCCGGTGGTGCCCGTTGACCACGAAACTCTCGCCTGTCTCGGGATCCTTCCAGACGTGCAGAACGCCGCCAAACATCGGGTTGTAATTGATGTCCTTGAACTGGTCGGTAACGCCGGCCTTGTTCGTGTTCATCTTGTACTGAAATCGCGAGGGATCGCGTTTCAGTTCGCCGACGGTGGCGAATCCGAATTCCCCGGGGACTGCGACCCCTTCGTTTGGCGAGCCACCTCCGCCGACAGTGGGCCGATGTGTGGCTCCTTCGTCCGCAGTTCCCGCAGTGCCGCCTGTTGCTGCTGGTTGAGCGGCCGGCCCGCCGCTATCTCCTCCTTCAGCGCGTCCAGGTTCATCGCGTCCATGCGCAGCTGCTCCGCCGGGGAGTAGCCCGGCCGCGATGTCGTCGGGAATGACGCCGCGCTCATGTAGTTCTCGAGTCTCATTGGCCAGCTTCTCCCTCAGAGTGCCGAAGTCGTGATTCTGCGATTCGAGGAACTGGATCGCCTCGTCGCGGTCCTTGATGATGTACGCGAGCCCTGGCCCGACGTTGTTATTGATCACGCTCACCTTAGCGTCGGGATCGCTTTTCAACAGGTCCAGAGCCGCCATGCGGGCGTTGATGTTCGCCTGCAGCGCCACGTCGAGCGGCACCGTTCGAGCCAGCCCTCCCTTTTTCCGAGCGTTGACGGCCCGCGGTACAACGCCGCCCCGCCAGGCATCCTCGGGATGCCGGTCCACAAAGGCTACTTCGGCAGAATATCCGTTGGCCTTTGCCTGATCGATGGCCTTGCTCGATTTTGACAGCTTGTCGCTGACCTGATCGATCACAATCGGGTATTCGCTCTGGTCGAGATGTTCCTTCGTTGCCGAGCCCTTGCCGGACCCGCCGCCGCCGGCCAGCAGCAAAACCGAGTTATTCCCGACGCCCTTCATTGTCTCGAGGGCTTCCGCCAGGAATCTCTTGTTGAGGTAGCTTGCCGCCTCATGGACTGCGTGCGCGTTGGTGCCCTGATACTCGGGAAACAGCCCTCGCCACTCGTCGGTATTGAACTGGATCGACTTCAGATTCCCGTCGTTGTCGAACGTGCCCATCAGCTTCGCGTACGCGTCGCGCAGCTTCGGATACTCCCGCCGAGCTCGCTCCTGCGTCTCGCGTTCGATGCGTGCGTCTTCCTCATTGAGCCCTGGCGACGTTTCAATCGGCGGATCACTCCAGCTGGCCCCAGCTCGCTCCTGTGGCGTCTGCTCGCGAACCTGATGCCCTTTTCGCTGGATGTCGTTCGTGGCTGCCTGCACGGCCGCCTCACGGTCTGGATGCGATCGCGTGACCTTATTGCCATCCGGCAGGTCAGCCATTGCGTACCAGCGGCCGTTGCCCATCTGCTTGACGTTCAGCGGAACGCCCTCGGGCTGTGGGTCTGGCTTGTCGGTTTCGCTTGTCGGTTTGCCGTCGAGCTTGTGCGTGTCGCCGACGTGCTGCCCCTGCCAGTGCTTCGGGACGTTGCCGCCGACGATGTTGCCCTCGCCGTCGATCAGGACCGCGTTGCCGCCTGCGTGCTGCTTGTCGCCGTCTGCATGGCCGCCAATAGTCACCCAGCGGAATTGCCCCTGAGTTTTCGAGCTGCGTCGCTCCTGACCGGTCATCAGGTCACGCTGGCCCGGCATGTCGTAGTGTTCGCGGGCGTACTTCATTCGCTCGTCGCTGGTACTGAATTCTCCGGAGTTGTCGACCGACTTGATCTGTGTTGGCTCGAACGCGATCCAAGTCGTCGCGAAAACGTCCTCTTTCTGGCCGCTTGAAAAATCGACGCGGTGATCGGGCATTTTTATGCCATCATATCCGGCGTCTGCCAGTGCCCGCTTGAGCACTTCCCGCGACTGCTCGCCCTGCTCGTTTAGCCGCCCCTGTCCGTTGATGATGGCGTACAGATCACGCTCGTAGGGCAGAGTCTGCTCTAGCTCGCTGGTGTCGATCCCTGCGACCATCAGTGTCTCGAGCAGGTTAGCGCGAGCGTCGCCGCGTACTGGTGACAGTTCCGACAAATCGAACGGTTTGCGGATGTTGAGGTAGAGCTCTTCCATCCGGCCTCCGCCGGATGCGAAGTATTCCGAATACTTTCGCGACTCCGAAAACATATTCCACCCGCCGTACGGGTTATTGAACGACTCGAACTCGCCCGCACCGGTCCCGTGAAACACGATGCGAGGCTCGCCGGAATCGGTCGTAACCTGACTGGCCGCCGTTTTTGCCGGCTGCCCCGTATCATCATCGATGACTCGCGACGATGGGTGTCCCTCGCTCTCCCAGTCGCCAAACCAGTTTTTGAATGCTGCCGCTTTCGTGCCGTTCTGCTGGTAGTCCTCGGACGCCGACAGCTGCACCGGATCGTCAGCGTTTCCAAATAGCGTCTGCTGCCCTTCAAGAGACGGTCCCATCTCGCGAGCTCGCTTATTGATTCCCTCTGTGATCTGCTCCAGCAGACTGAGCGGCGCAGCAGGTTTCGCGGGCTTCTTCTTGCCGCTCGGCTTTGAGACGTTGAACAGCGTTTTCTGGCCGCTCGGCTCTTCGTCGAACAGCCCCATCTGCATTCCCTGGACGCCGGGCTTCTTTGGCTTCGTCGCCGTAGCCGTGCCGCCGCCGTGATCGCCGGCCTTGTTGCCGAACCGGCCGTCCGACGCGCGCGGGTGAGCACTCTCATCCCAGTTAAACGAGCCCTGCCCGTACTTCTCGACGTCGCCGAAACGGGCGTTGATCGCTGCCGTGATGCGCTGGCTGTAACTCTCGGTCTCTGATTTCGCCTCGCCGTAGTGCTTCGCGAGAATCGATTTCGCGCTCGCGACGCTGTTCGCGGTGTTCTTCCGCTGCCAGGCCGAGTTGCGAGGCGACCATCGCCAGCCGGATGATTTGAGCGACCTGCGGACGTCTGCGTCG